TCAAAACATCTCATCACTCATCTGCTCTAAAACCCGCTCAACCTGATTACGATAATCCCTGAGGGTTTCGTGATTTCTACTATCGGTTTCCACATCTTCGAACCCCCAAGCCATGATCTGATCGATCTCCTCAAGTAAAGAAAAACACTCAAGGCGAGTTTCGGGATAAATTTTCATTTGCGCCTTTCTCAATAGAGAATCTCGACGCGCCAGCAGCGCTTCCCATTTTGCTTTATCGGCCAAGACTTCTTTATCCGTTCGACGGATCTTGTGGTGCCAGTAAAAAACGCAACCTACCCAAACAGCTAACCCGAGGCCAATGTTTCCGATGCTGGTAAAAAACCATGCTGGTAGCAACGCCAACAGGTAGACAATGCACGTCATGCACAGGATTTTTTTTCTCTGACTTGGATGCGTTGAGATTTCGAAAGCCACAAGTACCCCTCCATACAGCGAAACCTGACTGAGATGGTAGCCAAATCCTTATCAACCAATGCAATTTGTTGCTCATTGACGATTGGCTGTCTGCGCGGGACTCCCCCTACGAGGCACAGCCCGCGTTTGAGGGAATTATTGGCAATAAGTCGACAGGTTAAATCCCCAGGCCCAGCGATCGTCCCGTCACCTTGCCCTCCACCATGTCAAGGTGACCCCGAAACTCGCGCAACCTATTGATATATAGGAAAAATATACCACTTCAAAGCAACTGCAAAACCGCCGTATCACCCTATAAGAATCAATAACTTAGCGTTGTATATTCCTACAGTAGTCCCTTCTTCCGGCGTTCTGCCGACAGAACATCAATCCAAAAACCTACAGCTCGTCGCCTCACCCTCGCTCACCGGCTGCGCCTCGATTACTGTATATCCAAACAGTACAAGGCAAGGCACACCAGTGGATCCCCTCTATATAGAAGACACCGATGATTGGCTCGGCTGCCCAACGCCGCTTGAGACCTGCCAGCATCAGCTCAGAATGTACGAAAGCGAGTTCGAGGAACTGAACCTCCAACTGCGCAAGCAAAGAGAGCAGATTTTCAATTTGGTTGAGATGCACGCTTCCGCCGCAACGGAGCGGGATTCACTTCGGACACAATTGAAGGCCGCGAAAGAAAAGGCCGCCGACGCAAACCGTCGGGCGACTGATGCGGAAACCAAGAGCGCTTGGGAGTTGATGGCGAAGACAAAGCACATCAGCGAGCTGACAACCAGGCTCGAAGCCGCTACGGGCATCAGCGTGCGTACGGGCCAGCCGTTAGACAGGTAGCTTTGATGGTCAATCCGACATCCAATACATCACCGAAACAACTATTACCACCCAAGCAAGCGTGATTAGGAACGACAGGCCAGCCAGTTGCTTGTTCATAAACCATTATCAATTTGGTGAATGTGCATGATGCAGCATGACTAATTCACCAGCAATACTAGACCAACGTCATCATCGCGCGAGCTCTCGAATGTACGCCTGACAAGCCTGAAGCGCGATCAATCCCCGGTCACCGGTGTCGGTGATGGCGATAATTCGTTGAGCATGCGCCGGGTCAAGTCTGGCTCGTACGGCTCCATGATCCACGCCGCCGGCGACGGTGGAGGCTGACACGTTGCAGCCCTTGGCAGCGTCGGTCGCATCGAGGAGGACTGACAGGCGCACATCAGCAGTGGCAAGGCGATCACGCAGGCGATCCTGATCACGTTGGGCATCGGCAATTTTCCTATAGTGGGCTTGTTCACTGGTCGCCAGGCTTTGCTCGAGCGCGAGACGCTTATCCTGCTCGGCCTGTTGTGCAGCGGCAGCAGCCAGTGTCAGTTGGTTGAGGGTTTCGCCGTGCAGGCGGGCTTGCTCAGCCAACTGATTTCCATAGCGCCAGTCTTGGAACTGCCAAGCGCTGCCGGCAGCGACCAACACCAGCACCAGCGCGCCGACCGCTCTCCACGGCACGGCGATCACGGCACATCCTTGAAGAAGACGTGGCCGCCCAACTTCAGGGTCTGCTTTGCCTTCAGCGACCAAGCCGGCGCCTTGATGCTGGAAGCGTAATAATGCGTGGCGCCGCCGGTAGGATCCGAAACCTTGCCGTCAATCACTTGGTCTGCGGCAATCCGCGCCTGCGCCAGCTCACGGAACGGGATCTGCTTCACGCCGATCAGGAACTGATAGTTCGGATCAGTCTTGTTCCAGCAGCTGAACTGATACGGTTTCTGGCACACGCCCGCATACCCCTCCCCCCACCACGATTTCTCCTTTCCATCGAACACGCGGTTTCGAACTGTCCACGCCACGGCGATCTGGCCAGTCAGACTTTCACCACGTGCTTCACCCCACAGCGTGCGAGCAAGGACGTCACGATCTTTCTCCGTAGCACTCATCACTTTTCTCCAGGCAAAAAAATACCCGCTTGGCCGCGGGCGTTCAGAAGGTTCTGCAAAAATTGCTGCGTGGGGCTGGGCATAATTGTCCCTATATCGATTTCCACAATGACATGTAGAATGGCCGGATAAACTCGCGGAGCAGGTGAATGAACAACAACTTTCATATAATAAGATTAATCTTAGCGCTAATGGTTTTGTTCTCACACTCAGCACCAATCGCAGGATTACCTTACACCCAATTAGAACAATACATCGGCAAGCCTTGGGAACTTTATTTTGGCCCGATAGCCGTTCACGCATTCTTTGCAATAAGTGGATATTTAATAGTACGCAGCTGGACAAAATCCGCGAACACCTTTGAGTTTGCAACCCATAGATTCCTCAGACTTTTTCCCGCTCTCGTTTTTGCAGCAATTTACTCAGCGATTTGTTTCAAAATAACCAAGCCAGATGCTGTCGGCAGGATAGAGATCCTAAACGGCTCACTCTGGACTTTGAGCTGGGAGATCCTTTGCTACATTGCAGTTGGCATTCTCGGAATTCTTGGAGTAGTAAACAAAAAGCATTACAATGTGTTTTTCTCTGTATTGCTCCTCCTGCTTGCGATAAACATATCATACGACTCGTTCTTCATTCGCAAGGTCATACCTGCACTCATGTGCTTCGCCATTGGCGGATTAATAGCACTGAACGAGGAATCAATAAATATGCGTATTGCCGGAATTGCTTCCGGCTTAATTTTGGCATTACTGCTATTTCCGCCAACCGCAAATGCAATCATGGCGCTACTCGTTAAAACACCTATATCACTTGGGCCTGTGATTCCAGCAATTATAATACACAAGACAATTTATTATTTCGCACTGCCATTTTTCATAATATATCTTGGGAAATACACAGCGACCAAGATCGCATTAAAAAACGATATATCATATGGAGTTTATATCTACTCTTGGCCCACGCAGGAATTTGTTGTCTACTTCTTCAGAGATATAATGGGGACTCCGGTGTCAAGCCCAATCCAAGTATTCGCAGTTGCGCTACCTATTGTCATAGGGCTCTCGGTTCTATCATGGGTCTTAATTGAGCGCCCATGTCTTGAACTGAAACACAAGATACCTAGTTTGCTGCGCAAGCCACGGGAAGGCTAGCCGCCAAAAACTGGAGCCACAGGCCACTGTATTTCCTGTGGCCATCCCTCCTGCAATTCAATGCGGTTAAGTGAAACACGGTACTGCTTCCACGTTTTCAAGCTGGCGACCTCATCGGGCGTTGCTTCGTCTAGATCTACAGCATCCTGAAGAGGCCCCATTTGCTGAGTAGCCCATATCATCAGGCCACGGCGCTGCTCCAACGCCCAAATGCCTAGTTGCTCCGTTGTTGGAGGCGGCGGCGCAGAGAACACCTCCGCGCCATATGACCAGCCGGCTGCGGGATGGATGGTATCCGGGATTTCAACCCAGACTAGGTCAGGGTGAAACATCTGGGTGATGTCCCCATCAGTGGAAAACAGCTCGGCGACAAGTCCGCCTTCAATGCGTGCGTAATTTTTCATCATGCGTACTCATAGACGATAACGACACCAGGCTGCCCTGCAACACCAGCGGAAGCTGCCAAGCTTTGGTTGTTGTTGGCCCCAGAGCTACCAGCGCCATAACCAGAACCAGAGCGCGCTCCGGTACCGACAGGGTAATGGCCTCCGGATCCTAAAGGGTTGCTACCGCCTTCACCGGCAACCCCTTGACCGCTGCCAATGCTTAGGCCATTCGCTCCACCTTTACCTGCGAAACCCACCAGGTTTGCACCCGATGGAGTTGCGCCATTTCCTCCACCTGCGCCGGTAGCGCCAACGCCTGCTGTAGTTGCGGAACCGCCACCTGCAGTCCCTCCAGGGCAACTGAGCAATGCGCCAAAACTTGTGGCTCCACCTGGGTTGCCATTGTTGGCACCTGCAGCTGGGGCGGCCCCGCCCGCACCGATTGTCACCGCTACGCCAGAGAACGCGGCAGTGAAACGTGCACGGCCATATGCGCCACTGCCTCCTCCAGCTCCGGCTGCTGCTTGGCCTGCCGCTGTTGCGGCTGCAGCGCCACCGCTGCCACCTCCTCCTACCGCCTCAACAATCACAGATGTCGTTCCGGAGGTCGGCGTGTAAGTGCCGTTCGCGATAAAAGTCTGCACACCGATCAGGCGCCCAACAGCCTGCCCGAGTTGCATGGCGTGCTGGCTTTTGGAGGCCGGAGAGACTTGGAACGCGCCACCGGAACAGGCAACAAGCACCCAGCTTCCCGCACCAATACTGCTGTTGTATTGCAACCAAAGTTCGCTATTCGCAACGATTTCACCACCCTGCAGGGCGCTGTGCCCTCCCCCGACAATCGCCTTGGCGCCGAGACCATTGGGATTGAATGTTGCCGCCGCTGTATTGGCGAAAGGGGATTTGCATTTCAGCACCATGCCGTCTGTGAGCGCGGTTACAGCGGGCGTGTATGTTGCCGACAGCGCATTCCCCGCGGCTGTGCCGACGGCGTACTGCGCCGGGCTGATCAGTTTCAGCCTGCTGATCGCCAACAGCAGTTGTGAGTTGTTGAACTCGTCAGCAGTTATACCGGCGGCCGTCAGAACATTCAGCAACTCCTCAGTGACTGCATTACCCCACTGAGCTGGAATCAGCGAGCCAGGAGTACCAGCCAAAGCATCTTCATCAACAAACTTCCCCCCCACCAGCCCAACGCTGGGAACACTTTTCGGATAATCCACGTTCCTACCTCTCAGTCATAATTGATGTGCACAACGGTGTGCGCCGGCGCAGGGCGCCGAATAGTGCATTCGAGTGGGTTGCCCGGGTTCACGCCAAAGCGCTCTCCCCAATAGCTGACGCCGAACCGCCTTCCCTTTCGCTGCCGGCCACCGGTATTCAAAGTCCAGATGAATTGCGCTCGCCAAGTGCCGAAGTGCGCCGAACCGAATCTTGCTCGTCCAAAACGCGGGGCGCGGTGCTCGGTAATGGAGGCGTTGGGATAGCCTTGGCTTACGGCTATCTCGATGAAATAACTTCTGCTTTGCCCACCCACCTCCAGCAGGCGCCGGCGAACCGCCAGTCGCCGATCCTCGAACGCTGGATTGAAGCCCAGACATGGGTCAGGCAGGTTCATCACCGACTCCCAGTCGGGTACCAGCTCGCTGACGTTCGCCGGATCCATCTCGTTCAGCAGATCCACGGCGCGTGCGTCAAGCCGGGAGAATTCGAGAGCAACACCCGTCAGAACCAAATCGATTTCAGGTACCAAGTCGGGATCCCAAGCCGGGCCCGCGGGGAGCAAACCACGCAGCTGCTGCCGATATTGTTCAGCGGTTCGCGCTATAGCCATGTGACGCCTCCGAAGGTCAGCAACTCGTTAGTGGCGGCAGTTACATCTGCAGCGGGGACGGTCAGCAGGTGATCCGTTTCGCCGGCCGCGCCGCTGATGGCTTCGCGGATGTGGCTGATGAGGAGCATGTCCCCCAGCCCGGCTTCTCGGTCATGCAGGTCTTTCAAGTTGGCTACGATCGCAGCTCGAACGGCAGTGGTGTCAGGTACCGGGTGGATGCTGTACAGCACAGGCTTTTCAGTGGGAGCGAGTACGTACAACTCGGCAGTCACTGGCCGAAGGGGCTCGATGTAATTTTTGATCTCCAGCAACTGAGCCGGATTCGGTACAGGCACCGGATCGTTGTCGCGCATGACAAACAGGCCGACGGTACCCGGCCCCAAATAGTTGCCTCGACACCAGGCGCGGGTCACGCCGGGAAATTCCAGCGCCCAGGTTTCGTAATCGTCGGCAGAACCGCCATGCGGAATCACCCTATAGGAACGAATGACCCGCGCACGCAGCGACTCGATGCTCTCCCTCTCAATGCCCCCACTCAAACCCGGCGCAATGACGGTGAAGGCATTGGTGACGCCGGACACCGGTTGCACCAGTGTGAGCGCCAACCCGGCGTCGGCGTTGCCCAATGTGCCGGAATCCACCGCCTCAATCGTAGTGGTATTGACCCCTGCCACAGTGGTGACACCGGTCGTTACTCGATACATCCGTCCATCACCGGCCTGAAGTACTACGTCGACATCAACAACCGCGCCGGCAGCAGCACTGAAGGAGACGGCCCCCTCTGCCGGTTGTGCCGCGTTTCTCGGCTGGTTCAGGCGCAACGCGGCGATGCGCTCGAGAGTTTCTTCATCCGCTTTATCTGGAAGAATTTGCTCGGTGATCCAGTCGAGATAACCGTATAGACCATAGGCGGTGCCACTCAACGTTCTCGCCAGCACCTGTGCATCGGAACGACGCAGCGAGTCGCTAGCCAGATCGCCCTGGGTACGGCTGATGAGTTCTGGCAGTGAAGGTGTATCAAACGGCATAGATCACCTGCCACGAGGAGTTGGGTTTAATTTCAATGCGATCGCCACCAGGGATGGTCAGGATGACAATCAGGTTCAGCCGGCTGATGTCGTGCTTCTCGCTGGCGATTTCCATTGCGAGAACCTGCCCGTCATCGATCATCCATTGGAGGGCTTCATGGGCATAGAACTCGGCGTCACGCTGCGTGGCGTCAGTAAGCTTTACCCGTCGCAGCAGCCAGAGCCGGGAACCGATGCGGTCGTCTGCAACGCTCGGGTAGCTGTCACCCCACCAGCCGTAAAGCTCTTCGTCGTCACTCGGGTCATCCGTCAAAGCACGGCGCCATGTAAACAGGCTGATCAACACGGCGCGGGTGAGCGCAGTTTTTCGGTCAACTGACGTAATCATCAGGCACCCGCCGCGGGTGGCCCGCTGTTGCCGTTGCCGGCCTGAACATTGGTATGGACATGATTGATCTGGCTGATACCGCCTGCGACTTGATCCCCCGTAGAAACGATCTTCCCGGTCTGATTGATCACCGGTGTATCGAAGTTCACCGCCGTGGTCGCCTTGATGTTCAACGTCTCGGTTTCAATGTCGATCACCCGGCCGCGCTTGAAGTGCACCTTGTCGCCCTCGTCGGTGTAAATCGCCACTTCACCAGACTCCAATTCTTTGATCCGGTACCGGCGATCCGCTGCCACCACAACAACACCATGGGAGCGATCGCCGTTGAGGAACAAGGTCAGCACTTCAGCGCCGGCCAGTGGATTAGAGGTAAAGCCGTAGGGTTCGAAATGCTCAACCCCATCCTTCAGTTCGCCGGCAGTCAGCTTCACCTGCAGCGTCTGCATCATTTTCCCGGCGGCAGCCAGCACCACGGTGCCGCGGGCCATCACGCTTTTCAGGCTCATTTTTTTGGCTCGTAATCTGCGGGAATGAGGTATTCGAAGTTGTCGGCCTTGCCGCCTTTTTTCAGCTTGCGGTCTTTGTGCGGGTCGTGCGGCTCGGGCTCAAAGCCATCGGGAGGGCCGACTTCCATTGTGGTGATCATGCCGCTGTCGCTCAGCGAGTAAGTCACCCTGGCGATGAGCATGATTCGCTCGAACCCAACGATTGGATCAATGACGCGTACCAGCGAATTGTGCTTCCACAGAGCGCCGTTTGATTGTCGCCAGCCCTGAACCGTGTACGTAGTGGTGAGCGCTTTTCCCATCCGCGACCCGCGCTCCCAATTGGCCCGCGCTTGCGCCAGCTCGTTGGTCATCTGCCCGGATTCCTGAATGATCATTACCCGCTTGCGGCTCATTCGCGGATCAGACACAACTGCCGAAACCTCGGCTGCTTTCTCGCCAAATTCTTCATCAGTCCCGCTTTTCTGACCCAACACCTGGTATTCGGAAAACACCGCCGAGAAGTCCAGCGGCGCGTCACCAGTCAGGATGTTCTTTCCAACTTCAAGCGCATCGAAGGCGCGCACCTCGCTGCCTGGCTTTGCCAGTACCGCCATCCCTTTGGCATCGTCTGTTGAGAACACACGGAACAGTGTCAGCAGGCGGTCAATGGATTCGAAAACCGTTTCGCCTGGCTCAATCGTGTGGTCTGACAGTTTCGCTCCCTCGGGAATCTCGCTTCGCACACGAATGCCGTAGGGCGCAGCGAGCGCAGAGACAATCGCGAGAACACTTTGATTGTTCCATTGGCCAGGCTTGTTGACTGCCGCGCAGTCCACCAGATCGGCGGTGAGCGAGCGGCCGCTGATGCTGGTGGTGATCTGTTGATGGTCATAGCTGATGGGTGTGGCGAACACCCAGCCAGTCAGGACAAGGTCGTCGCCGATCTTTACCTGGCACTTTGCACCCTGCTTGATGGGCAAAGGCTCGATCTGGCCGGGCCACTTCCATGTGATGTTGAGCGTGAAAGATCGGGCCTGATCTTCTAAGCCCGCGGTGATCTCTACCGATTTCCAGCCAAAGTAATCCAGACCGTCAACCGTAAGGCTGACAGCGTTGATGTCTTCCATCGGTCACCTCTGGGCGATTTTGAGCGGGCGTGCTGGAACAAACCCGGGGTGCCGCAAGCGGTTGCGCTGTACCACCTCCGACTCGCGGGTGGCATCTCCAAATCGGCGGTAAGCCAGAACCAACGCCGAGAGTGTTTCGGAAGGAGTGATCTCCACGAGGCGCACTCCAGATTCCGCAACGGCGGTCAGGTGTTTGACGATGCTTTGGCGCAATGTATTGAGCACCATGTAATGCGCCGAATCAGCCTTGAGTGAAGCCTGAAAGATGGCTTCGTTGAGGCTGTCTCGCAGCTCAATAACGTCGTCGGCCACCGGCACCTCCATGCGCACAATGGGCTGAACTGCCTGTTGTTCAACCGACGGCACCGTAACCGTCGACACAGGTTGGGACGCTACAGGCATCTCACTAATGATCAGCGCGACCTGCACCAGCAGCATGTCCTGTACAAGGTTCGCCGCAGTCTGCGATGCAGCAGCGGCATCTACCCCTCCCAACTGGCTGACGCTATTTATTTTGACGACAGCTTCCGCATGCTGCGTGGAAGCCACCACAGTTTGTCGATAGTTCGAATCAGGCGTCTGCGCGAAAGAATTCGCTGAGTCGCCCCCGCTCAAGCTCGCCTGCTGCGAGGGAGTGAGCACTGTTGCGTTGGAGCTCGATCTAGCAGAATTCCCCAGATACTCATCCACCGAAAAATCGCTGAAGTAACTGGAAAATAAAGACGACAGAGAATCGGGCGCATTCATCAACGATTGTGCGAGCCCGGTCAAATTCGTGAAGGCGCCAAGGATGGTGGAGAACTGTTGTTGGATGACCGTGTAAACACTCGACAGGCTGTTTCGCAGGCGGGCCAAGCCAAGACGTGCCTGATCCACTTTCGCCATGGCCGATTTATAACGAGCCAATGCCGAATCCAGCAGGCTGTCGGACGCCTTCACGACTTGCTGTTGGGTATTGACCTTCGCCGTCGGGAATTTCAGGGGGATGTCCGGATAGAACGTCACCGCGAAGGCGGCCATGCCGCCCTGTTTGAAATCGTGCGTCAGCTCGGCCTCGCCGGCCTTTACCTGCATTCGGCCCAGCCAAGGGTGAACAAGCTCACCGGCACCGGGCGTCTGCACGGCCTCCATAAACTTGTCACGACGCTCGAAGCAATCATCACCGATGATCCAGCAAACGAGCCGGTGCACTTGCGCCTGCTTTCCCAATTGCTCCGCGTACGGTTCGTCACGCTGCGGAAACTCGTGCAATTGCACTTTCATGCCCACCGGCACCGATGCCTGGGGGATCAGGAAATTGATCCCTCGGAACGAGGCCGGAAGCATTTGCTCACGCCATGTTTGTTCCATTCCCTACCCCTTCATAACGCCCACGGTTCGGGTGCCAACGTTCGGTTTGATCTTCAGTCCGCTCTGGTCGGTTTTTGGTTGCTCAACGGTTGTACCTGGCGGTGCACCGTTGATATTGATGTTGAGCTCGCCGTTTATCTTTTGCCCGGTAGCTGCTGCGGTCTGTTGAATAAGGCTGCCGGCCGGTGGCAACTGCGCGGGTGCGCGAAGTAGCTGGCTGTTATCGGCTGCCGGTGCCGGCGGTGATACCACCGACTTGTCACTGGCGATTTGCGCAGCATCCGATCTAACTAATGGCGGCACCTGCCCAGGGGCACGCATTAATTTGCCTGTATCAATACCGAACGCCTGATTGTTTGCTGCCTGCGGGTCTTGAGCGACCTTCGCGGCATCGGCTCTGACCGTCTGCGGTAACTGACCAGGGGGACGAAGTAGCCGGTCTTTATCAGTACCAAAGGCTTGGTTGTTTAATGCTTGCTGATCTTTGGCGACCTTCGCTGCATCGGCTCTAAGCAGTGCGCCAGTTCCTCCACCAACACCGGCGTTCCGCCGGGTTTGCTCTTCGGCGAATGCGTTTGCCTTATCGGTAGCGGTCTGGACAAGCCCTTTGTCGCCGACTTCAATACCCAGCAACTTCATCATCGGTTCAAGGATCGGTCTGATCCTGTCCCACATCTTTTTGAAAAAGCCGACGATGGGTTCCCAGTTATTGATGATCATCCCGAGTGGTGACCAGTCGAACAGATCTCCCAGGAATTTCATCACTGGTGTGGATACGGCATAGAGCACGTCCCAGATAGCAGTGAACAGCCCCGTCAAAGGCTCCCAGTTCTTGACCACCCAAGCCATCGGCGTGTACTGCCACGCCAACTTGATCCACTCCCAAAACACCATCGCCGGACGGCGCACTCGCTCCCACAACTTTTCAAAGAATGGCGCGACGGTTTTCCAGTTGGCGATCAGCAAGCCGGCCGCCAGGGCAATTACCCGAACGATGATCCCGACAGGGCTCATCGCGGTGACTGCGCTGAACAACTTCATCGCCCACATGGCAGCGGTGACCGCTACGCGCATGACACCGAACGCCACGCCCGCAGCCAACACGCCTTTGATCAGCTGCGGATGCTCAGCCGCCAGAGCTGACACGCGCGATACCAGCGGCCCGATTTGCACCATTAGTTCATTGAAAGGTGGCAATAAAGCATTGCCGACCTCGACGCCGAGGCGGGTCACACGGTTCTGAAGCAGCTGCATCGCGTTGGCGGTTGTGGCGGCTCGCGCGTCGTATTCTTTCTGCATCGATCCGGCAAACCCAGCACCCTCCGCGACGTCCCTGAAACTCTTTTTAAGCAGATCAAGATTCGTCAGAAGTGGAGCGATTGCGGAAACTGATTCAGTTCCGAATAGCTGGGTCAACAGGCCTGCCTGTTTCGAGGGATCGACTTTAGCGATCCGCGCAAGGACATCTTCGATAGTACCTTGGGCATCTTTCTGCATGGACTTGGCCAAGTCCTTTACATCGAGCCGTAACGACTTGAATGCCTGTGCCTGCTGTTTGGTGGCGGAGCTACCTTTGGTCAGCGCCAGCATGAAGTTCTTCATGCCCGTTGCGGCGACTTCACTCGGAACGCCTACGCCGGCCAGCGTTGCGCCCATAGCCGCGATCTGTCCAGACGCCAATCCAGCAATTGCGCCGAGCGGCCCGATACGAGTGACGATGTCAGCAATCTGGGCGGCGGAGGACGGCCCGGTATTGCTGAGGTAGTTGATCTTGTCCGCCAGCGCGACGACTTCAGGCTGAGTAAGTTTGAAGGACGTGCGCCACTTCGCCATCATGTCGCCGGATTGATCCGCTGTCTGATCGAAAGCGATACCCATCTTCACCGCGTCTTCAGCGAACTGTTTTAGCTCACCGCGCGCGAAACCGGCTTGCCCACCAGCAGCGACGATCGCAGCAATACCACTTGCTGCCACCGGCATTTTTTCTGACAGGTCGAGGACGTCCTTGCCCATTTGCCGAAACTGCTCAGGTGTATCGAAGTCGACGACCTTCTTCACATCCGCCATGGATGTTTCAAATTCCATCGCCGCGCGAGCACCAGCGATGAAAGGTGCCGCGAACGCACCTCCTTGAACGACATCCTTAAAACCGATGTTGCCCAGACCAGACTTGCCCAACTGCTTGCGGAATCCCGCAACGTTTTTTGCAGCCCCTTTCAGCGTCGGCGACAGCTTGTCGACGCCGGTGATCAACGCCTTGAGCTGAAACTTATCCGCCATCACTACACCTGCTGAATACTGTTGATTCGTTGGGCGTGCTCAAGCGATTCGCAGAGCACGTCCAGTGGCTTGGCCATCATCTGTTCGGGGTCAACTTTCCAGAACCAGGCCAAGTCATAAGCGACGGCAATCAGGTCGTTGATGGACTCGATGCCGCACTCATGAAAAAACTCGCAACAGCCCAGCTCAAAGCGTTGAGATCCGCCAAATCCAACTGGTTAACCGACGACGGAGGAATGCCGGCGCAGACCGCGATGTATTTGGCGGCCACATCCATATCCAGGCTGACTTCTTCGTTCTTGTCGATCTTGTACGGCAGCGCCTTGATCGCCCGCACCTCCTGCACCGTCGGACGGCGCATAGTCAGCTCGGTGACGGGATCACCGTGTGCCTCGATCGCAACCTGCAACTTCACCGATTCACTCATTGCCAGCTCCCTTTCACACCATCAAATTGCAGTTCAACGGTACCGTCTTCGCCCTTGTGCGAGGGCTCATCGACGAGATACGCGCCGGACAAGACGTACACCCGGCCGTTGCTAAATTCACACGTCACTGTCATGTCGCGCCCGTTCGCCAGTGATTTAATCGGGAAGCCTTGCGGCATCAGCGCAGTCATCTTGAGGTAAGCAGCCAGCTCCTCCTCTTTGAAATAACCGGGCCAGACTGTCTCGCGTTTTTTGTCCATCAGCGGTGCTTCTGCACCACCGGTAATCGTCAGCTGCGTACCGTCTACTTTCACGTACACGGTGCCGGCTACTTTTTCGCCCATGGTCTTTGTCTCCAGAATGAAAAAGCCCGCACAGGGCGGGCTGGGTGTTCAGGGTCAGCGTTACGCCGCTTCGTCGTACTGGAGGCGGAACTGGTTGAGCAGCGCGAAAATGCGCAGGCCGTTGATGTAGTCCGGTGGGAACAGAACGTTCACGCGGCTCGGGTCGTTGCTGTCGCGCTCGACCACCAAGTGTTCAGCGAAGAGCTCGCCATTTTCGACATGCCCTTCCAACTCCAGCTTGGCGTACTGGGCGATCAACTCGCCACGGATCACGGCCGGAGTGACAATCGGCTGGCCATCGCCGAAGCGGGTGCCGTCGCTCGCCAGCTTGTGCCGGCCGTATTTGCTCGTGATGACGCTGCGCATACGACGGACGATGAACGCCGACTGGTGCATGGTCTCGCTGTCCAGGTAAGAATTGTCGGCCTGGCCAAACGCGTTCTTTTGATAAGTGGTGATCGAGCGCTGAATGCGCACGTAGCCGCCTTCGTAGTACGCGGTGGCGATGCCGTAGTTCAGCAACGACTGTCGCTCAGTGAGCGTAAAGCGGTCACTGGCCGGCGCCGGGTCGACGCCGGGCATGCTGCCGCTCTGGGTTGGACGGCTGGCATCGGCGGAAATGAACACCGCCGTGCGCGCTGCAAGAGACGCAGCCTGCACCCATACAGGTTGAGGCACACCCGGCTCGACACCCTGAATGGTCATATGCTGATCGTTTCGATCCTCCCCCGCCGCAACCAGTGTTCCCAGAGTTCCGCGCTTAGCGGTGTAGACGTGACCGAACAATTGCTTGGCCCAGCTCCAGCGGCCGGTGCTGTCATCCATCGCATCCTTCCACGCATTCAGCGTGGTTGTGTCCGACCAAGGCTGACACAGGAATTCGAAGGGCTCATCACCCAGCGCAGCGATCGCGTCAACGACGTCCGGAGCGCCGACACCGGAGGTCATTGCGGTGGTCACGATGGTGAGGCCCGCCGGCGTGGACTCGCCATTGGACTTGCCCAAGCGATTCATTGCGACGCTGATGTCGTTGCCGCTTTCGCCTTTCCATTTACAGGTCAGCGTGACAACGCCAGCGGCGGCTGCAGCAGTTACTGGCAGATCCGGTGTTGCATTGACCTTCACCGCCAGCGCAGCGGCCGCGGCAGTGGGATTAGCCGCGGACACAATCACCGACTGTACGCGCACACCGCCGATGTACAGGTTCAGCAAACCGGCTTCCGTGGCCGCGCCAGTGATGGTGACGGTCGCAGAAGCGGCCACGCCCATTTCACCTTGCAGCGGCAAACACCAGACCTCGCCGACAGGATCAACCTTGCGCCAGGTCTCATACATCGCGGCAAGCATCGAACCTTGGCCGGCGATGCTTTTGGCGATCGCGAGGCTGGACACAAGTACCAACTTGCCGATGCTTTCACTGGTTGCATCGTCGTTAACCTGAGCGACGATCAAACGGCGCATAGCCGACGACGCACTGTTTGCAGCCGAATTATCCATCTCCGCGTAAAACAGCGGGACACGGATATCGGCGGGAATGTTGCTGAATCCGATGGCCATTATTTGCCTTCCTCGATCAGCGCCGGTTTGGCTTTGGCGGATGGGAGTTCTACAGCTTTGGTCTTGACGTCACCGTCAGCCAGGCGGCGGCGCCACCAGGCATTGTCCGGGACTTCCCGGCCTTCAACGGGCAACAAGTCGCCAGCCTCCGGATCGGGCACAGAGCGGCCAGCGGCCGGCACCACAGTGATGCGCTTGGTCATGGTGTTACGTCTCCAGTGAATGCAACTTCAATGCGCCCGTCCGGGCCGGGTTGTTTCAGATTGGGGTCTGCGGGATCGATGCAGTCCATGTTGATGGTTGCGCCGGTGAAACCGGGCAAACCGTCCAGATTCCACTCTTGCCATGTCTCGGCCGGTTGATCCGAACGATTGCGGCCGAGCTGGAATTCGGAGAAGAAGGTGAACTGGTAAACGACCCGGGCGCGGCTGATGTGCAGCAGCGCCCCTTTGCCGTATTCGATTGGGGTGTATTCCGGGCCAGGCTTCCAACCCACGAGCGCACGCCAGAGTTCGGCGCGGATCTCGTGCAGCAGGTCATTGTCTGCCTGGCCGCGCTCATCCGATGTTTCCAGCACGATGACCACGTTGAACTGGTCGGTAATGTTTTGGATAACAACGTTCTGCGCCTTGCTCGGCGTGGCGGCGTCAGCAGTGGCGATGACGTAAGCCGCGGGCAAGCCCAACTGAGCACTGTCGACAACAGCGTCCCAGTCGATCCCGCCCGCAATTCGACCGGAAAAGGTTGGGCACGTCAGCCGCAGATGGGCAACGATAGGATTCAATTTCATGCGGGTGTCCGGAGCGACGATCAGCCCAGCGCGCTTGCGAACGCGGCAGAGAGAATCGATTGAACTTGCGTTGCCGAATCTTGAAGTGCGTCGGCCATGTAGTTATCGCGTGGCTTGATGCGCCATTCGCCGGAAGCGCGCTCAGCAAGCGCAGCAGCACGCTCACCTTTTGCGCGGCGGTTGGATTTTCCCTTCCCCTGCCCTGGGGCAAGTTTTCCCAGTTTCCGACCTTTCTTCACACCGTAGTGCAGGTATGCCGGATAGAACTCTGCCATCGACGATGTTCTAGTCGGGGATATGCGAACAAGAAATCCGGAGCGGGATACTTTGAAACTTATGGATTCGACCGTGGCACCGGTGCGGTTTACTGGATAGCCATCCTGACCTTTGCCAAGCACGAGGTTCATCTGTGCACGCTGCGTGATCAGAAGTCCGACCTTGCGCATCCCGGCGCGGATCTTCCCTTTATCGAAAGCGTCCCGCTCGAAGTTGTCAAAACCCTCGACGTGCAGGTAACCATCGATTGATGCGGAGTTAGACATAGATACCAGTCCTTGACTGCGACGGGCTGAGCTCTTCGACTTCCAAAAGTGTGAAGCGTCGAGAGCCGTTCATATCGGCGGATCGTTTAACGCGATAAACCGGGCTGTCAGCCACCACCTCATAGACGTCTGCCATGCCAGAAGTCTGGGTTACATGGACAACTTCATGAGCGTCGGTTATGCCTTTTACGATCCTCAACCAGATACGGTGCGTGATCTTGTTTTCGGTCTGCACGCCGTCGGCGTAAACAGCTGTACCTACCGGCTGAATTTTCCCCCAACGGGCTTTCAGTACGGAAAATACTGAATCCAGCCCCATGTCGCCCGCCGGCAGATCTGTTCGGTGGCGAATCGCCAAACGCCTATTCAACTCTCCGGCAGACGGTTCTCGATACGCAGCCATGGCAAATCCTCAAAAGCGTTTTCGATACCAGAGCAACCGCTCATAAGCGAGCGGCACCTCAGATGCGGACACGCCGTTCGATCCAATCATCACGGCCTCTCGGTTCGAGTACCAGTGACCGACCAACAAGAGCACAGCCTGCCGGACGTCTTTAGTCAAACCCATTTGCTCGGGCAGTAGCGGATCACCCTCGACGAGCACCCTGTCGCAGTGCTGCTCAACGTGCGCGAGGGCCGCATCGATATATCCCTGGATCAAGACATCTTCATCATCATGATCGACACGTAAATGCTGCTTCACCAGGGATAGATCGATCATTTACTTGCTCTCTTTCGGGCCAGTCGGCTTGGTGTCTTTTGGCTTAACGGGCTTCGACTTGCCTTCACCGTCGACCTCATCTGCCAATCCCTTGCCGATCAAGGTATGGGCATACTCATCATCGACCTCTTCGAACACCTGACCGGCCTTCACAGAACTCGAGTCAGCACCCAGCAACGTGGCGTTACCGACAAATCCCCACAGCGCTTTGATTTTCATGTTGTCTCCTGAAACGAAAAAGCCGGCGCAAAGGCCGGCCAGTGGACGATGTGGGGATCAGGGCGCGGCGGTGAAGCGGCCTTTGACCAGACCTTCACGGCGACGCACACCAAGACCGAGGCGCTCTTCAACCAGCAGCGCGCGCTCGTTTTTGATGAACTGATCGTTGATCAAGCCCATCTTGAACAGGAATGACATGCGATCGAACAGCACGGACGAGCGAGCGAAGTTCGCGACCAAGAACTCGCCACCGGTATCTTCGTCACCCTCGTCGACACTGTCGGAAGTCACCACCGGACGGCCCCAGAGAACCGGCGTGACCAACCCTTGCAGGTTCGCGAACAGATAGCGATTCTCGCCATCTTTCTGCAGTTCGATGTTCATCCAGTCGAGTTCGGTCATCACGATACCGTCGGCGGACAACATCGATTGCTTGCGAACTTGGTAGATCGCGCGCCGCACCAGATCGATAGCGGTATCGCCAGCCTTGGTCAGCGCCGCGTCGTACACGGTGGCCTGGGTCATCAAGCCATTCAGGTTCTCACCTGTGCCGTCGCCCTTCAGGATCTGACGCTCTTCCTCAAGCTTGAGATCGTAGCGCAGCAGCTCCTGCAGGTAGGCCATCAGCTGAGGAACATCGTCCAGCGCCTCGTCGGTCACGGGCATCCAGACCGCGATCTTCTTGACCCGGTCGGTTTGGGTCGTGAAGGTCACGTTGCTGGTTGGCTTCAAGCCACCTTCCGCCACTGGCCCGGCGCCGCGGGTGTGCAAGTTTTCTTTGAAAAAAGTGTATTGCTGGCCTGTTACAGGAACAGTAGTCAACAGGTCGCGGATTCGCAGCTCTTGGCGAATACCTGGCTGGATGACCGGATCATAGTTCGGCGCAACGATACCGGCGCTGGTGACCTTCATTTCCTTCATGCTGGCCATGTCGGACTTGGTCACTTCAATATCGGCCAGGGAAACGCTTTTCGCCTGTAGAGATTTGTAGGCATCGTCGTTTTTGACCAAGTCGATAAAGCTCTTGGCTTCGCCGGGCTGACTGCGCAGTTTGATGCCTTTTTCTTCGAGCTTCTGCACCTGCTCAATGACACGCTCGATCTCGCCCTTCTGGGTTTCGATCTGCGATTTCATTTCTTTGGTGACGGTGTTGCCCTTCTGCAGTTCATCGGCGACGTTGTCGTACTTTTTCTGCAGACCAGTGAAGCCTTCCTTCAACTGGTTTTCGAGAGAGCTTTTTACTTCTTGGATTGGATCGGTCATGGCGACACCTTAAAAAATTGGTCAAAAGTGCTGGAGAGTGTTTTCAGCTCTTCCACGATCGCCGTGGCCTCGCTTCCGCCGTCACGGCGTAGCGCGGGATAGCCGAGGGAGGCGACGGCTGCCGCCTCTTTCTGAGAAAGCCCCATACGTTCGCGAAGGGCGTTCTCGAAAAGTCGAATGTCAGATTTCACAGTGAGAACCTGAGCCGCTGGATTCATACCGAACGGCACGAACGAACCTTCCCAAAGCTCGGCTTCCTTGATGATGCGTACGCGGCGGCCGGCACGTTCTTCAAAGTCCGCCTTGATGGTGTTGAAGCCGATCGACATGCTGTCGAGGATCTCGGCCTTCATGAGTTCGTACGCGTCTCGGGCGTAGCTCACCGCCAAGTTCACGCGCCCCTTGAGCAGCAGCCCGTAATCGTCCTGCGTGTAATCAGCAGCGCCGACAAGCCGAGTCAGGTCATGGTAGAGAGCGAGCTTCAACTTGCCGCCGCGTGTGGTTTTCACCCGAGTAAAAGCGCCAGGCAAAATAACGTCGTCGCCAAGGTCGATGTTATTGAACACGGCGGCATAGCCTTCGAAGTTGCCGGCGTCGTCCACCGCCTTGAGTTCAAACGGGACTTCAAGCGTTGACATTTTTTTGCAGCTCCCACCGGGTAACCCGGTCGTATTCTTCGCCAGCCAGCGGAGGAAGGTTTTCTTTGCGACGAACCTCGTTGATGCACATCCAGCCAGACCCGCCGGATCCACCGAGGGCTGCTTGGTAGTAGGTGGCGCGACCTGCGCTATCAGCCCGCAGCAAGCCCTCTACGACAAACTCCACAAACTGGGGCTTGTCGCGAAAAAGCTTGTCGTTGACTTCGTCTTCAATAGCATCGAGATATGGCTTGAGCCCAAACGTAACGAACCCGCTGGTTTGCTGTTCCAGGTTCGACCCCATGATGGAGGTCTTCCCGGCGCGATTGGCCAGGTAGAGAGGAACGCCGTAGCAGCCTGCAATCGCTTCTTCTTGAAACTGCTGTGACTCGATGAATTGACTGTCTTTCTGGCTCAACCCGGCAGGAACAATCTTCGGGCCGCCCTGAAGAATGCCCATGGAGCCAATGTCATTGACGTCGCCTTTGCGAACATCAGGAAATTTTTCCATGATCTGCGCTTGCTGCGTCTTCGTCAGAAACTGGTCGTAGATCACATAGCCGCCGGTGAAACCACCTTTGCGCATGAACATTGCAGACCAGTTTTGCGCTGTCTTCGACAACCCCATCGACTCGGCCATGTACTCGACCGGCGAGAGGCCGATGATCCCGTCGACGCTAAAGAGCTTGAAATGCAGCATGTTTTCCGGCGATACCGGAAAACGCTTGCCGCCGACTGTTGCCCAGTAAAGCAAATCGTCCGATGTATCGACTTCGACGTCGTCAGCACTGACCGGGATCAGTCCAATCCAATCACCGTTATCAGCCCTTTCGATGATGTTGTAACCGTTGCCACGTAACGCCATATTCACAACGGCGCACTTCAGAAAATTTAGCTTCGTCATGTGCGGGTTCGGCTTGCGCAACAATCGAGCTTGTCGGGTTTTGGTATCAGCCAACACCCGTCCAACCGGCGTATCTTCGAAAATTTTCAGCGGTAGACCAGCAGCTGACTCACTCAAGATTTTTACGCAAGACCACACGATCGGAATCGTAAGGGCGGTTTTGGCTGTGACGGTTACCCCTGATTTGGTGCGCTTCCCGCCGGCCAACATTTCTACTTCAACATATTCACCGGTCGCAGGGTCGTTGTAGCCGAACATGCGCCATGTCAGCGGGTTGTACCAACGAGATGCCATATTCAGCCTATGAGTTCGAGCCGATGAGTCCGAAGAATCCGTCGGAGAGGTAATTGTCGAGACCGCCTTGGGCCTGGGGGTTCAGCGATATAAGTGATACGGCATTGAAGGTGGCCATTAGCGGGTCAATTTTGGCGAAGCCCGACGCTTGCTTGGTGATGAGGATTGAGTTGCCGCGGGGTTCTACTCGAGCATTACCACAGCACCAATTCATCAACGGCTGCCCGCCGTGCACCAACCCTCCCTCTGCCAGCCTGCGCTCAGTCGTCTTGATGGCTCCGCCAAGTTTCCAGCCTTGAGAAATGCCGATGACTTTTTCCTCCGGCACTTCTGCCGCCACCAATGCATCAAGGATCGCTCCGACGCCTGCGGGGTCGACACCGACCTTGTCCAACAGCCCAGCCATTTCAATGCGCGCAACCAGTTCTGCGACTTCAGTCACGTCATCACCGATGGCCTTCACCAGCGTTAGATGACCATCGCGAGCAAAATCATGAAACCGGGCCGCCTCACTTTTACGGCGAATCAGCACGGATGGATGAGCCCAGGCATGTGTCCACAACAGCCACTCCCTGGTATCCCGATCACGACCGATCGCAGCAAAGCCAAGCAAGTCGTCCAGACCGCCACCATCGATTCCCACATCAACGACTTCGCTTCGATCAAGCAAGTACTCGAAGCTGACACCCGCGGGGCGGGCTTGGGCCTCCCAGAACTCGGCGCCGGCCCAACGATCCGAGCGCAAGGCCAGACCGATCTCAACGTTCAGGTGCTTCGCAAGGAAGCCCCGCATGGACTCCTCGCCATCCTCATTCGCCTTCTGGAATTCACGAAGCAGAAACTCGGTGTCGACCGACGCGCCCATGTTGGGATTGGTGATGAAGAAATTGGCAGGATCCCGGTGTTTGTTTGCCTTGATCATCTCTTCCGGAAATTCATAAATCACCGGAAGAAAGCGTTTGTCATTGATGCGCCCATCCCGTACGCCGCGTGCATAGTTCAGCTTCTGCCGAAATACGCCAGCGGGAGGTTCGTCGGATTGGGTAGAGAGAAAGATGGTGAAACCTTCAGGCCTTGAGGCCAGGCCGCCGCAGGCTTCGCGCAACATGTTCTCGGCGTTGGGCCGCTTGCCGAACAACCACAACTCATCGATCAGAACGCCAGTGGCTTTCTTGCCGCCGACCGTGTCGCTGTCGGCGGCTACTACTTTCAGCGTGGCGCCAGTCAGGCGATGAGTGATGGTTCGTGTGTGATCCTGCACCTGGAGCAGTTCCGACAGTTCGTCGTCGCTGTTCACCATGTCGCGAGCAGGGAAGAAACTGTTGTTAGCGATCTCAATAGTCGGCGCAAGGATTAGAAACTCTGCCGAATGACGCCAGTTGCGGATCAGCGCAGTGAGCATGATTCCGGCGGCGGTCGTCGACTTGGTGTTCTTCTTCGAGATCAGAAGGAAGAACTCAGTGATCAGCCGACGGCCCTGCTCCGGATCGTAAGAGCCGAACACTGAACCGACGAAATCGATGATCCAGTCGCGGGAGACTTCGCCCATCGTCGGCTTGCCGGCCATGTCCGCAACACGAAGCTGCTTGAAAACCTCCATCGCTTCGGTGCGTTCTGCCGGGAACAGTGGAGCAACTGGCACCAGCGACTCGCTCGCCAAGATGCGTTTTTCCCAATCAGGGCAAGCTGTTGTCCATTCCATATCACTTCACCGCACGGAGCGGAGGCGCGCCTGTGCCGAAGCGACCGGCACCGACCTGCTTCGCGGCGTCCTGCTTGTCCTGTTTTTTTCCAGCATCACCCTTGCGCTGGTGCATGAAGGGCATCAATGCCTTCGCCGCATCCACCCGGAGCTTGGCTTCACTGCCGAAGTCGTTCATTACGGCGAGCAGAAAGTCTTTTGGATCGTTGTGCCGTATCGCTTGGGCAAGATCGAAGCCAGCTTCAGTAGCCTCTTCGAATGCTTCGCCGACATCGGCGACGGGTGCAGAACGGGATGCCCGGGCTTTAACAATTTTGTTAACGCCTGGCGCAGCAAGTGCAGCCATGACGTCTGGGTGTTTTGCCAAGCGTGAGCCGGCGACCGATGCGCTGTCGACGGCGTATCCCGCGGCGATGGCTGCATTTTTATTGGACGCACCTTCCCTAACAGCATTCACAAATGCCTGCTGTTTGGGTGTTAACGCCATTAACAAAAAACCTATGAGAGGAAAAAAATCTGTCCGTGCGGGGGCGAGTGGTCTAGAACAAATTTACTTCGCAGAAATTTACCCCCCCCCGGGGTGGGGCAGTGACGTGCCGCACCACGATGGTGCAGGATCGGGGGAGTTGACGTGCCACACGAGGCACGCGGAGCCAGCCCGAGGAAGGCTCAACGACCAAAGGACAGTTGAGCTTCTTCGCGCTTCTTCACGATGTCGTGGCAGGGTTTGCACAAGGACTGCCAGTTAGCACGATCCCAGAACAGCACCTCGTCGCCGCGATGAGGAATCTTGTGGTCAACAATGCAGGCTGCGGTGACACGGCCATCGCGATCGCAATAGCTGCACAGTGGGTTCTCATTGAGGAACACCAGCCGCGCTTGCTGCCATTCGTAGTTGTAGCCACGCTGGCCAGACGTACGCTTGTCCGCACGCCATGAGTCAGGATTGATGGTTGTCAGCCGATCACCTTGGGTCTTCACACGTGTGGCGAGAGTCACGAGGCGTGCCATCAATCCACCTGAACAATGCGTGCAACGTTGCCACGAGCCCGCCAAACCAAAACGGCGGCCAGACCGTAGAAGGCCGTGTTGAACCATGATGCGTCGGCGAACTCGCCCTCAAGCACCATCCGGCCGATCAGGCTAACGCACTGCATGCCGGTGACGGCACAGGCCGCCCAAGCGATGAGGGAGATGGATAGCTTGTAACGCGAGTTGGGATATGGGCTGTAGCGCAGCCCGATCAGGGTGAAGATCACTGCACACAGTGCAGCTTGGATGACAGCAGCCATTTAACTCTCCTTCCGTGCCCGAAGGCGGAAGAACCATTGCAGCCAGCGCGGCATGATGCCGGTGTGCATCCACTCAAGAATGCCCGTGGCGACTGCAACGCAGATTGCGCCACAGACGAAACCACTGAAGCCGGCTGTTTTAGTCCAGGTGAGCCCCAAGAGTTCGGCAGCGCCGAAATAACCACCGATCCAGCCGGCGAAAAGGTAACCAATACGGCGCCACGTTGGCATGGCGTCCGCTGCCACGACGAACAGAAACGCTCCGCCGAAAGCTCCTACTAGTGCTGACAGATCAATCTGGGGAAATGCAGCACCCAAGCCAAGGCTGGCGACCACACCAGTTACAGCGAGTGCGCCAGTGCTCGGCTCAGCCATGTGCCGCTCCATTGATAAAAGAGGCCTGCGTGGCCTGGGCAAAGCCCGAAAACGAAAAAGCCCCGCTCGGTGGCGGGGCTTCGTGCGTCGTCTCTCATAACGCGCAAGATCGACATGATGGGGTTAATTTACGGCCAATTGGCCATCATGGTCAAGCGGCATCTACAAAGATTTCTTCCCGGTCGAATATCTCGGTTGCGTGGATTACGGCGGCCTCCTCCAACTGCTCAAGCCGCTTATGGATTCCGGATCGCCAGTTGCGTCGAGTGCGCTCCGGCGAACCAGCGAGATCCCACGTATTCATGTCGTAAAACTCAGCTGGCAGCACGATCATGTCAGTTGAGCGCTTGCCTACCTGGACGCCTTTGAGCTTAGGAATTGCCCACGCAGTGAGCGCTTTATAGATGAACAACTCCGGCGCCGGGGAAGTCATCCGAGCGACCAAGCGGCCAATGGCACCGACCTTGTTGGCCTTATGGGTCGAATATTTGGCGACGAGGACATCCCACTGCGCCGGAGCCAGGTGGCGATGAAGCAGCGCATAAAGGCAGCAGTCGTAATCGAACTTGTCGCGAGGTGACAGCGAGCTGCCGGTGCCACCCTGCCGCATATCGGCGTCAATCAGCTTCTGCCATGACTGCTTGGTGCTGTTGTCGATGTTATCGGCGGCCAGTACTCGTACCAGGGTGCTCATCACGTCTTTATACATACCCATGGTTATTCTCCAGATTCGGCATTAACGGCGCGACGCCCAGCACGAGCCAAAATCTTGTCTTGGCAGGCGTGGATCGCCAAACAGAACTCTTGGCGCTCAAGTGGATGTTCGGCAGGTAGCTTCAAGTACTCATTCCAGACGCCAGCTAGGAGGCCGACCACAAACGCCTCACGATCGGTAACTTCGATTTTCATGGTCAATCCCCCGTGTAATTAGAGCCACCGGCGCCGCGTCGGTTGTTCTGTTCGTACTGCTGATGCGCACCACCGACGGCACGGTTGAATTTGGCGATCTCCCCGAGCGCTTCCCGCAGCCGTACGTTCAGCACCTGCACGACGTCTATGAGTGGCAAAGTCTTCAGCGTCTCACCACACACCCAACCCGAGGCGTGACAGTTCTCGCAAGTCATTTGATGGAACACGCCGGTGTAAACGCCGGTACCGCGGCAGACGTTGCACTCAACGATGAATTTCAATTTCCGGCGGAAGTCTGGGCCATGCGACTTTTTCATACGGACACCACCAAGCGCCTATGCATGGATCGCACATCAAGCCCGGCTTCTGGGTCGTGATGAATAGCCAACTCGAAACCATCTTTCATGGTGATAACCATGTGCAGGCGCGGCATCTCGACGATCCTGACGGCCGCTATCAACTTCGGATTCACAGCGAGGCCGGTGGCCGCATGAAGCAAAATCATCATTTTTAAACCTCGCCTATGGTTGTTTCTTGAATGGCCTTGCAGGCCTTATGTTCTGTGGCTTGCAGCGGATTACCGAAATCTTCAAATCTAACGCCGGTCAATCCGTGAATCGCTGCAAACCCTTTCTGATCTAGATGCGCGTGCCACCGCTCGAGGGCATCACGCTTGCGACTCATCACGTCGGACTGGATGTACACCTTCACGTTGTGGCCCATCGCGTGGTTGATCAGCAGCTCGCCGATCAGATGGTCAACGCCGAGATCTGCCCAACCGGTACGGGCCACCTTGCGCAGGTCATGGCTTGTCCACTCGCCCTGCCCTAGCCGACGGAACACAGCACAGCCTTGAGCCTCACCCAGCGCCTTGCCGTTGCGAGCCGGGAACAGGAACTGGCCGTCATAGCCTCGACCTTGCTGACCTTCTCTGTACCGAACCAGCAGCGTGCAGACCTGCTCTGTCAGGGGCAGGTGATGCTCGACACCGGTCTTGGTGTTCTCGGCAGGAATGAACCACTCACGTTCGGCCAGGCTGATGTGCGACCAACGCGACATCCGGGTTTCGCCGATGCGCGTGCCGTGGCAGAGCATCATCAGCGCGAGCATCGAATCCAGCGGCGCACTGGCCATGACCTCGGCCAGTTGATCCAGCAGCCCTTCCAATTGAACGCCGCGCAGACGGGACGGTTTGATGCCCACCTTCGCCTTGGAGAAGTCGTTGAACCTGATCGCCGCCATTGGGTTGGCCGTGATCAAGCCCAACTTGGTCGCCTGACGGAATGCCAAGGCCAGCAACTGGAACACCGAACGCACGTAGTCGATGGAAATCGTTTCCTGCAATGGCCACATCAGCAGGTTGTCGAGCGCGGCCTTGTCCAGGCTGATCAGCGCCAGATCACCAAGTCGCGGCTTCAGGTGACACTTGATCATCGAGGCGCCGGTGTTCTTGCGCTTGGTCGAGAGGTTGCGGTCGCGCGACATGCGATCGGCGAACCAGTCGAGCAGCTCGCCCACGGTGTTCCACTTGGATAGGCTCGCCCCTTCGCCAGCGGCCAGACGCAGTCGAATCGACGGAAGCGCCGCGACCAACTGCTTGTGCGTCAGCTCGGGGAAGGTGCCGATCTGGTTCCACTCGCCTTTCAACACCAGGTACCACGAGCCACCGGTGCGGGCCTTGTTGAAGCGCAGGTAAAGGCCTTTGTTTTCGAGGTCGCGCACATCTTGGACGGTGCCGACTGCCTGACGTTTGAGCTCGGCTTCGGTGATCTTCACCGCGGCAGTCGTCATGCAGCCACCACAGTAGGCGCGAGCCGCAGGTAGGCGCGGATCTGCTCCATCGCGTCGAAGTGTCCACGGCAAACGATCGCCAGATATCCCTGGTCGTTTAGTTTGCGCAGGCGTTCTTGTTGGTTTGCCGATACCGCTGCGTCGTTCGGCGGCGTCGCCTTGAATTCGATGTACAGGCCGAAGTACCCGCCGCGGGCCATGCTCAACACCAGATCAGGAATGCCGGCCTTCACGCCTTGAGCTTTGAGCTTGGCTGCGACCGCCTTGACCCGGTGCCCGCCGTTCGGGACGTGGTAGATCAGGTCAAACACCGCTGGGGAGCACAGTTCAAGCTCACGCATCAGCGCGGCCTGCTCGAGTCCTTCACGATCGACCGGCTTGGCCCGCCCGGTTCTCGGCTTGAACAGTTTCGGAATGATCGGCTTCATCTGCGATCACCCCGTGCTTTTCGCTGTGCACGATGAACCAGGCCACATATCTCTCGGAGCACCCAGCACCCAAGCACCAACAGGATGAGATAGGTCATCGGGTCTATCATGCGGCCCCCTTCACGGTGAGTATTCCAGCACAGAATCGGCAGTTTTCTATCTTGGCGACAGCCAAACGGCGATTAGCCATGCGAAACTCCAAGCGTGCTGCGCAGTTTTGCCAACGCATCCTTTCCGACTTCGGGCGTTACCTTCGCCGCAGTACGAACTGGTAACGCCTTCGGCATTGCCTGCAGCGGTAGCCCTGCCAGTAAGCGGCGAATGGTGATCGTGTAGTTGCGCTCAAACAGCTTCAGGCTGAGCGCGGTGTCGAGCTTGTTAAGGCTTTCAAAACCGCACTCTTTGGCCGTATGCCATACCGCGTCATGCGACCACTGCCCCTGCCCGGCCATGCTCGGGTGAGCGTTACGACAGGCTTCCCGGTGTGCGGTGGCGAGTGGCGGCAGGCCAAGCATTTCGGGAGTTGGTTTGCACCATTCGGTGAACTGTCCCGGACTCGGGATGAAGTCGCCGGGCTGCTTGCGTACCTGCGCCATCCCGAAATCGATCTGCCCCTGTGTGCTGATTCCTTCCTCGAGGAATGCCTGGTACCACTGCCGCTTCGACGCCTGATAGGTTTCCTTGTCTGGCCACGCTTGGCGCCAAGCCGAACGGATGGATCGAAGCTCCCCGAACAGGTTGTTGATGGCCGACACCAAAGTGCTGCTGGCGTCGCTGACCACAGGTGACGCATCCTCGGCGGCGATGAATTCGCCTGACTGAGCTTTTTCCCACAAGCCGTTGGCAACCACGGAAACGGCCTTCATGGTTTCACCCCGTTCTGCCATCCAGTGTCGTTGTCGTCGAAATCAGTAACGGGCGCATTCTTCGGCTTGAATTGAGCGACGTTGGTTGCCGCTGAGCGTGCCTTGTCGTTGCACACCCACTTGACCAGCATCTGCACCCATTCAGCCTGAGTGTTCACTTGACCGCGGGGTTCGTAGTAAGCGGTGAACGCGCGGCGCACTTCATCGGTGAACATGGTGAGTGCCACGCCAGAATGGGTGGCATAGGTCTTCAGCAACTTGGCGTCAGGTTGCCAGTCGAGGGTCATTTCGCTTGGCATGCGAGGGTCTACGGGCTCATGCGCAGAGAGAGGGTCTTTATTCTTCTCTTTCTCTTCTTTAGGTAACGCACCGCTAACGTTCGCAGCGTTACTTTTACCGTTACTTGCTTTGTGATTGGCCACCCGCTTTGCCGTGAGAAGCCTGTTTTTAGCGGTCTTGCCGTTATGGCGCTCGAAGTGAGGAAGACTGATTACCCCGCCCTCCTCAATCATCCATGCGACAGACTTCATGTATTCACAGAAACCGCTAACGCCAACCAAGCGGTCGAGTAACTTTTTGCTAACGCTCGGAGCGTTACCGTTCTCAGTTTGTTGATCGAACCAACCCCACACACGCATCAACTTGCCGACAACCGCATCCGGGTCGATGTCAGCCAAGTCTGCGATCTGGCAGACCTCAGGCTTGTCCAGGGTGGTGAGTTCAAATTTGATCCAATCGCCGGCCATTACGCGGCCTCCTGCATAAGTTCTGCGAGTCGTGTAAGGCCTTTCGGCGTGATCATGGGGTCGAAAGCCGCGCGCTCAATCCCGGTCTCAGGGTCTGGCTTCAATGCCGTGACTTTGTGGGTCATATGGCCTGAGCTGATTCGAGGCTGATAGGCGACCCAGCGCTTGCCGCCGTGTCGCCGGAAGATCCAGCGATGCTGTTCAAGCCAGCTGAAGAGCCGAGATGGCGCAACACCCAATTGCTTCGCCGCGTCTGTAATGCAGATAGCGCCGCCAGCAGCTGCTAGACGTTTGATGGCCGCCACCTTCGGAGCCTGGTCAGTGATAACCCGCTGCAGCTCGCCATTTTTATCAGCCAGATCAGCAGCAAGACGCAGGGCTTCAGGTAGGGATTGTGGAATCGAGACAACCTGTCGCGACACGTTTTCTAGTTCGCTCAAACGTGTCACGACACGATGGCGGAGCGGGATGCTATAGCCAGTCAGCAGCGTTTCAGTCAGGACTCGATCAAGGTGGAATTCGGAGGTGTAATCCCGGCCATCCTTTACCTCGTGGAGATGGCGCAGATCTGCGCCATCATTGACCAAGGCTTTGCGCATCACGCGGATATCACGAATGATATCCTTGTGTTGCTTGCCGGTGAGTTCGGCAATCTCTCGACTCGACATAGTGATCGTGTTGCTTGGAGCGACGATCGTGTTCATAATGGCCCCACTGTGTTTTACAAGTTGTTGAAGAAGCCGCCCTGCCAGGCGGTTTTTTTATGCCTACGATTCAGGCGACCTTCACCGACGCCTTCAGCTGCGCCAGCGCCTCTTCGGCGTGAGCTATCTCTTTCAGGATCCGAGCGCGCTCTACCTGGTCTACTCGCCCGTCAGCCATTGCGGTGTGGGTTTCGACGGTTACTTCTGCGAACTCGAGAGTGGCGCGGCCGAGCGCTTCGTGGATGGCGAGCGGAGCCGGCTGCTCCTTCAACACGATCGAATAACCAAACTCACCGGCCAAGGCCGCGAGTGGGCGCATGTCCTTGCTGTGCAGTAGCAGCGCGTATAGGTGCTTCACGTTGAACCAGGCGCCGTCGTAATTCGCGTTGGCCCGTTGGAGCAGGCTTACTGGCGGCATGCTCATCAACGTGGCGAGTTCCTTAGTGTTGGCTTCGTCAACCACGGTGTCGCAGGCCTTCAGAAATTCGTGCATCCGTAAAACCTCGATTTTGTTTATGTGGCTGCGTGCCATCAGGCATTGCAAAATGTTTCTCAGGGCGATCAATCAAGCGGCGCCACGGAGAACCTTGTGGGCAAGATCAACGAGATCTGGACGTAACCCAGCAATGGTGATTTCACCGTTAGAGGCGTCTTGAAGGCGCTCGGCAAGTTCGGCTGAAGCCTTTCGATGACCGCCGGCAAGCTGCCAAAGGTGTCCGACGGAAGTCTTGGCAATTTCCGCCACAGCCTGGCGTCGCTCGGTCGTCGCGTTGGCGAGCCAATCGCGCAAGTGGTCATTCATAAGGATTCTCCTAAACGTAGGAGAAATTTAGCTTAGGGCTAATATGAGAGCAAGGAATATTTAGCTATGGGCACATTTAGCATTGAGCTAAAGAATGGCATTCTTGCTTGCATGGATATCTATGCGATACGCAAGCGCCAACTCATTTCGTTGATCGGCGACCAAAAAAAAGGGGCCTGTGCCGAGCGCTGGGGGATGGCGCCTGCGCACCTCAGCCAGATTCTTTCGGACAAAACCGCCAAGAATCTCGGGGACGACGTCGCGCGTCGGATTGAAGTGGTTGAGAAGTTGCCGCGAGGATGGTTCGACGCTATACCGAGCGCGGATGACTCTGTAATTGCTGAAACAAAGACCATGGCTATTGGCCCGGCAGTGGACACGGCCTCGTCGGCGGCCGACCAGGTCAAGCAAATGCTCTCCAAGGTGAAAGGCCTTACGACTGAAGCAAGAGATCGCATTGTTGCCGCTGCTGAGGAGCCGGATGATGAAGCGGCCCAGGCGCTCTCGGTGAATATGGCGAATCTCCGCCCGACCAACGAAGAAATCGTCATACCTCAGTACGACATTCGCGCAGCGATGGGTCACGGCCAAGTCCCGCCTGACTATACCGAGGTCGTCCGAAACCTCGTGGTGCGGGAGGAGATCTTGCGCGAGAAAGGCATCACCTATACATCCAAAACATCCCTTGGGATGATCAACGGATGGGGTCAGAGCATGGAAGGCACCATCAATGATAAGGATTTGGTGATTGTTGATAAGGGCATAAGAGATTTCGTAGGCGATGGGATTTACGTTTTGACTTGGCACAACGAGCTTTATATCAAGCGAATCATGCGCCTCGATGATGCTCACTACCGGCTGATCTCTGACAATCCACACTATGAAAATCAGACTGCCCGAATAGAGGACGTGACCATTCACGCCAAGGTGCTGCTGATCTGGAACGCCAGAAAGGCCTGATCACCAAAACAGAAAAAAGCCCGCTAAGATCGTGGGCTTTTTTTTGCACATCAAAAAGGAGCAGCTTCTTCAACCGCATCGAACTCTTCATGTGCTTCTACTCGCGGATCTTCATCCGCGGGTGCCTCCCATCGAAGAGTTACTGATTCGTCCTCGTCGTTGAAGGTCATTTCAATCCCTTCCACTTCGGTCAGCGCGCCAATCACCTCCTCCCACTCCCTGTTCCCATCCGTGTCGAGGCGATGGATCGTCGCCCACTTGCGATCCTGCGCAATCGGGTGATTGATCATATTCGCAACCCGGATCGTCAGGCGCTCTACCCCCGTCATCGGCCTTGTCTCTTGTTGATTTTTCTTTTGCGAACTTGCCATCTGCCACTCCTTAACAACTGGATGAACATACAGTGTTTGAGGATATTAGCTTGATGCTAAGCCCGGGGTAAAGAGCGCCCGAGAATTTTGATCGACCCATTTCTAGAGCCAAAATATTTCATCCAGCGCTAAATTATTTAGCTTGAAGCTATTGACGTATGTTTAGCTCATGGCTAAATTGATCTCAACGCCACCGAACCGGCGCCAGCAGCGAAAGCCGCGCCGTTCTTTAACAAACTGAAGACGAACCCTGGTTGCGATCAGGGAACAACAACGCAACACGGCCTGCTTCCGTGCCCGGTAACTCGGCACGCAAGGTTCGCCGCTGATGGGCATCATCACTGAGCAGCCTTCTCGCGAGGGCTGCTTGGGATGACAACCGACAGGTAATCAACCATGAAGCACGAAGCAGTAATCGCCCTACTCGAGCAGCACGCGTCCATTAACGAGCAGAACGCCGTGATCCAAGAACGCGAAGGTCGGTTCGACGAAGCCGCGAATAGCCGTAGCAACGCCGCCGATTACCGCGCGGGTGTCGAAACTCTCAAGACGGAATAACCATGCTTCTGATCATCCTGATCGGCGCAGCGCTGGATCATGTGCGGCCAGAACCGCCCTGCTCTATCGCGCTGCCAACCGATCCGCAACGCACACACCGCGAGCGATGGCGATGTACCGCCGGGGTCGTCGCGTTCTGGCGCTGATCGATCCCGCCAAAAACCGCAACTCACTGCATCGAAAAACAGAAAGGCCTTCCTGTCCAGTTGGGCCTTTCTTTTCGCCTCGCCTTTATTACGTCAGCACTCTTCCCTGCGCCCAACGGCAACCAGCAGGCGGCGCCGAGTGCTGACGAATAAACGCAACCCTTCGAGGAATCGACATGCATCCATCAATTCAACAGCGAGTCGACGGGGTTGCGGCCCTGCACGCTCGCTCAACGATCGCTACTGCCGCGTTCTACGCCTTGATCGGCAAGGAGCCACCCGTGCAAAAGATTCGCTACCAGGTTGTTGCCAAGGGCGAGCGCGCGTATCACATCGTGGAGCTGTCCACCGACAAGGTCCGCGGCTTCCGCTTCAGCTACAAGGAGGCGGTCAACTTCGCTCAGTCGCTTGAAGCGCGCGCCGATGGCATCAAGGTCACGCTCTCGGGTCAGCAGTCATGATCGGCGTGCCAATGCCCCACCCGCGCGACTGCATCGTCGCCAAGCTGAACGAGCAGATTGAACAATTCTTTGGGGCGGGCAACACGGCCCAGCAAATTCCTAGTGGCGTCAGCGGCGATCCAAAGCTGGCGTCCACCCCTCACCATGACCGCCTGCGCGTTGAGCGGAACAAGATTGCTCCGAAGGTGCGTGAGCTTGCCGAAGCCGGCAAAACTATCAGCGAGACAGCCAAGACGCTGCACATGCACGTCAAGCGCGTGCAACTGATCGCGACCGAGAACAAGTTCAAATTCGTCGACTCATGAGACGGATCAGCAGACAGGTGCAGCAGCGCCTACGCCAGTCGCAATTCAACCTCCCACCAAGCGGCCTAAAGGCCAATCAGGAGCAAAAGTCATGTCCACACCAACCGATACCGCCGAGTTCCTCGAAGAACTAAACGGGGGCGCATTCGCCAGCCAGATCGGCCACGCCCTTTCCGAAGTTGCCTCCGGTGTCGTCGACCACGGCAAGACCGGCAAGCTGGTGATCACTCTCGACTTCAGCCAGATCGGCGAGTCCAGCCAGGTAAAGATCAAACACAAACTCGACTACAAGGTGCCGACCAAACGCGGTACCCGCAGCGAGAACACCAGTCTGGACACGCCGATGCACGTCGGTTCTGGCGGCAAGATCACCCTCTTCGCGGAAAAACACGACCAGCTGTTCAGCCGCGATCAAGCCCCTATCACCCCTCGCACCTAACCGATCCCCACCAAGGAACTGAAGAATGTCTATGACAAAAGAAGCAATCCAGCTCATCAACGACACCGCGCTCGAAGCAGCGGGTAAAAAGCTGGGCACCCTGACGCCGACAGTCGTTTTGCCGGAAGGCTGCCAAGTCGTCACCTTGGAGAAATGGCAGGCGGGCCGCAGCCGGTTCCGCGGTATCTACTCTACTCATTCGTTGGCAGACTTCAGCGCCTACGTCGCAGCCCGCGCGATCCCGACCGCCAAGGGCTTCATCGATCAGGACGAAATGACATGCACTCTGCTGTTCAACCTCGGCACTGATGAAGCGCCAGGCCACGCCGATGACCGCGCAGTGCTGCGACTGAAGGCCTCTGCCAGCTACAAAGCTGCGCAGACAATCGGCGGGCGCGCGATGTCTCAGAAAGATCTGAGCGACTGGATCGAAGACTGGCATCAGTACCTGACACCTGTGGATGACGAAGGGAAAGAAATTCCTATTGCCAGGGCAATTGCCGCGGTACGCACAATCACAGTCAAGGCGACTAGCGAATCCGAAAACACCGTCGGCGACACCAGTGCCAGCCGTAGCGCGATGGATCAGATCGAGGCCAGAAGCAAAGAGACGCTGCCAGCTGCCCTACTGTTCAGCACCACCCCGTATGAGGGTTTGACCGAGCAGCGGATCAATCTGCGAATTTCTGTCCTCACCAGCGGCACCACGCCCGCACTGAAGCTGCGCTGGGTCGGTGAAGAAGCTCAGCGCGAGGACATTGCTCAGGAGTTTAAGACGGTTCTACAGAACAAGGTCGGTGACAACGCCAACTTGGTGTTAGGAGCGTTCGATCCAAAATAACGACCGAAATCGGCGCCACGATTCTCTTTTCCAGCAAGAAGTCGTGGCGCTGGATTGTCACCGTATGATCTACCTGATGAATTTTCTTCTAGGCTTGAAAACTCACTTTCCAAAAAATCTTTGGATTGCAAAAGATCCCAGCTCAGTAGTAGTGAAGATGTCACCATCAGATTTCACCATATTGAATGTTGCCGGCCCGAATCTTCCACTTGGTATTTCAACGGCTTTACCCTGAGCGCTTAGCATAAACTCCCGAGCTAGGATGAAGCTGATAAAATCCGATATCTCCAAAAGCAAATGGCTTCCGGGCTTGACAAACTTAGGTGCGTGCACCGCTACACCGGAGCTTAGGTACATAAACAACGGAGTGTACTGCAGCCCCAGAAAACACTCTTCGGCCCAGCCTTCCCTTTTCGGCCCATTGGATGCGTCTTGGATATTATCAAATGTCCACGACGGTGTACTCCGATTGCCTCGAAACAGATCCAACGAAGTAACTATGGTTCTTTTAAAAAGCTCCTCTTTCTGATATTTAAGACTCGCTTTGCGCCCTCCTAAATTTTCCGCGAGAACAATTGCGCTGGTATAGACAAAAATTTGCAGATAAGGCATTAACTTCTTTATACGATGGGCGTACTTTAGCCCATACTCAATCTTTTGATTTTTATTTTTAAAGCTATATTTTTCTTTTTCCGTGCTAGTACTCCAAATATCGGTGAAATGATGCACCCAATCCTCTGGATTAGTATCAGGGCGAGCTTGCCGCTTCAACTGAGCAAAGCGTTGTTGGGCCAAATCATACTTATCTCTATGCAGACAACTTAAAGTCAAACACATAAAACTAATAGTCTGCCCATTGCGCTCTATTATCCTATGACCTTCATCGCCATAGAGATGCCATGTCGTGTCGGATTTTCTTTCAGGAACAGGCACGTGATACTCAGACGAACAAGCGCTGCAAGCTACAGGAAATGAGACCGGAACGAAATATTTTCCACTTGGGATATTAAGTATCGGCTCACCCGGGTACGAAAGCTCATCAACCCATTTTATTTTGTCTCGATTGTGACACTTTGGACAAATCGACTTTAAACCTAGGAGCCTTTCCGGAACCAATCCTGGGTTCTGTCTTTTGCTACGCCTATCTGGCCGAGCAGCAATAGTTTCACTGTCCGAGCTGGGTGCTATGAAAAAGCCCTGTATATCTTCCATTATCAATTCCTTCTTGGAAGTTGAGGCCGAGCAGAGATTCCGATAGACCGACCTTGATTTAGATTATTTCACCGAAGACATCGACTCATTCTGCGGTGAATGATAGAAGGTCGTGTCAATTAGCGAATTAGATGCTTCAAAGCTGCGCATCTCAACAAGCAAGGTGTCAGCGCGTCCGACTCTGGAGTTGAGCCAGGATGCATCAAACTACCCTTCCCCTCGACCATTGCTGCGGAGAAAGATAGTGCGCTCAACAGATTAAATAGTCTGAGGTAGTTCTCAGGTGTGGCAAACCCATGGAAAAATCCGTGAGAAATACCATGTCGATTCAGAGTTAAGTATTCAGGGGCTGAGCCGGTGTGTAAATAGAGCTTAGCGTTCAGGTAGCTCGTTATACTTTCAAACATCTGGACGCGTTGATGAAAATGATCCAATAAAGCAATAGTAATTTCATTATCTGGATACCAATCATATCCATCCATCATCATAATAATTTCTTTCTGCTGCAGTTTTTTGAAAACTTTAGTTAGTGTTTTGATACTTACATCTTCATCAACACTTATTCCTGACACCACCCCTAATCGCCTGACAATACCTTCAATGCACGGTAAAAGACCGACTATTGCAACACTGTAGAGTCCAAGACAGTACGCTTTTGATGACTCTACTAATTGAGAGTGAAATTGATCAAAAGTTTTTCTTACAGACCACACACCATCAATTAGCTGCGCCAAACCGGCAGGGGGATACATCTCTAAAAGCATGCGATCGCCACACTTCATTTTGTCACTTTGTGTCGTCGCCTCCAATATGCCAGCCGCATGCCTACTTAGGAAACCCATAGCGTAATAAGGGGGCAAAACAATGTCAGCGGATGAGAAGACTTCGCGCATCCAAGCCAATCCATGGCCTCTTGGCACCTCAGAGATATTTCTAGGAAAAAAAGCTGTTCCATCTAGAGTAGTAACTCTATATCCATATATCGGCCAAAAAACATCGACCTTAGCCTCTTCGACTCTTATGTAGTCTACCCCCTGCCTTACTAAGCAGGCCTCTACCGCTTTCAGGCTTTTACCCAATGCCTGCGTTCTTCTGCATGCTCTGTAAACTTTCGCAAAATCCATCACGCCCCCCCTATCCAGTCCACGGAATATACCCGCGAGGTATCCCCATGCCCACGATCATCTGGCGATTTATTGCCAAGCTGCTTGCGCGTCCGGCCATCGCTCAATGGCTCATCGCCCGCGCCAAGCTCACCCCTTACCAGCACATCATGTCCGCCGACGGCACCGAGATGTATATGGGCCGCTGGTGGCTGTTCAACCCGTACAGCCGGAAGACGCACAAGCCGACGCTTTGGTGGTGCCCGTGGTCGTTCCGCGTCCACCACATCATGCGGCCGGATGAAGATCGGGATCTGCACGATCACCCATGGAACGCACGCACGATCATTCTGAGCGGCTGGTACACGGAGGAACGTCTGGAGCTGGCAAGCACCGCCGACTGGCTCTCTGACCGGCCGACACTGCTCCTGCAGGATGACGAGGTCTACAAGGTCACGATGCAGACCCGCAGCCCGGGCGACACCGCCAGACTCAACCACGGCGAATACCACCGAATCGACCAGGTATCCCCCGGCGGCGTCATCACACTCTTCATCACCAGCAAGTGGCGCGGTGACTGGGGATTCCTCGTAAACGGCGTGAAGGTGCCTTGGCGCATTTACACCGGTACCGACAATTGATCCTAAGACAAGCCGGCCATTTGCATAACCTTCGCGACAATTTCAACGATGTTCTTCGCGCTTGTAGTCAAATGTCCGGCGCTTACCAGCCATTCTTTCAATCGAGATTTCTCGGCGATTGCTACTTTCTCTTCGCCCGTCGCAGCTTTTGCATGAATAAGCGCCTGAACAACCTTGTCCAGGAGATCGGCTGGAGTGTTAACTGGAAGACCTACTGCTTGCATTAATGCAGGGTTGTACAGCTCGACTGCCGTATCGTTTCGTCGGAAGTGCGTATCCGTAGCGGTTATCTCGATATCGCCGGTGGCGACGATGCCAACGCCGTTATCTTCAAAGCTGCACCCATTAAGATTGAGTTTCATTTTTGTGTCTCATCATCGCTGCGATTGTCAGCAGCCCTTTGATATACAAAAGCCACCATCCGCGCAACACATAACTAGTAACCCCTCCCCCCTTCAAAGTCAGCCGCTATAGCGGCAAAGACGAAGTCATGCCTGAAGAAATCAAATTGATCCAGCCAGCACCAGTCGTGCGCGACGAAATGGGCTCGTTCCAACATCCGGATATGCCCGATTTCGACGAGGGTGACGGCGACAAGTGCAAGGCCTGGGTAGCGGAGCGGGGTTTGACCGTTACTCAGGTGTGCCTCGAATACGCCGAAGAGGCAGTTGCCGATCGCTACTTCGAAGCCGGCGACCCAGATTTCAGTTACTGGGAGCCTGAGCGTCCTGATGGCGAAGGATGGTTCTGCTTGGCGATTCACGACACCGACGATGGCCCGGTCTGCTGGTGGGCACGCCGCGAGGTGGCGCCATGATCTGCGCCCCGCTCTACATGGCCTACCTCATCTACAAGGGGCCGTGGCGATGAACCGCCTGGTCAGCGTCCGCACCGAGGAACTGACCGGCCCGGCGCTGGACTGGGCAATCAACGCGATCGAGGGTGATCAGCAGCCCGACACTGGGCAACTGCAACTCTTCGTTCTGCCCTACGCCGAGCAGCTGATCACGAAGTACGGTGTCTGGGTCGACTCTGGCCACCGGCACCCGTGGCTGGCCGACATGACCAACGACCCGCACAACCGCCAGCCCGGCGAAACCCGAACCATCGCGGTGTTTCGCGCCGTAGTCTTCGCCAAGCGCGGCGCTGCGGTGAAAGTCCCCGCCGAACTCGTCCAGCGGTGAGCCAGCCCTACAACAAGCCCTGCTGCTTTGCTTCCGCCAGCAACTCTTTCGCGATTAGTCGGGCAATTGTTTCAGGTGGAGACCCGCCAATCTGCGTGGATTTTGACAAGGTTGCAGCCCATACCGTGACCATCCGTTTATCTACGGAATACGAAACTTTGTGGGTCTTCCCTTCGAACTCGACTTCAAGTGTTTCACGCATTGCTCACTCCAAAACTTTGGCATTGAAGCCATAACCTTAGACCTTTTTTTCAACTCAACAGCCTGCCGGTGTAAGGCGGGCGAGGATCAATCGTGTCCGACCAAAACATGGAGTACCAGCTCGATGCCGCCGATGCGGAAGCCCTGAAAGGCATGGTTGTTGTCCCGCTCGGCTTCCGCCGCGCTGCAATCGAGCTCTACCTGACTAAGCACGGGCTGGACGCCACTCTCAACCTTTTCGAGCAGGCGCTGGGCATGGCCAACTCAGTCGCTCAGAACTGCCGTGAGATGTCCGAGATGCTCATGGTCGAGCATTGCGACATGCATCCGTACGCAGCTGAAAACATCAATCTCCCGACGATGCTTGGCGCGTGCATGGGAGCCGCGCTCAACCGCAAGTGTCAGCCAGAACCTCGCGGCATGTGCCATGGGTGCGCCTACCGACTCGGATCAATCGCCAACCAGTGTGAGCCAACCACGATTGATGCAGACCAGATGATCTACGACAGCAAAGGCTTCATGTGCCACGCCGATCTCAACGAGCGCGGGCAGCCCACCAAGGTTTGCGCCGGGCACGCAAAAGCGTCCACCACCCAATAACTAACTTCTGCCGCCACGCGCGGCATGGAGCACCACAATGAGAAAAGAGCTGATAAAGATCAGTGAATTCCAGCGCCGGCACTGGGGCGAGAACGGCACGCCGCCCTGCTCCCAAGCGATCCGCAACTACATCCGAAATGGCCAGGTGCCCGGCGAGCAGATCGGGAAACTCTGGTACGTTGATTGGACTGCGTTCAGTCGATCGGACGGCAACGATCTGGTCGCGATGGTATTGAAAGGAGCTGCATGATGGTCCCACGGCCGCGCAACAAGGCGAACAAGAGCCTCCCGCAGAACCTGTACTTCGATTCGCGGCGCTCGACCTATCGCTACCGCCGGCCTACCGACGGTAAGTGGTTCCAATTCGGCGCCGACCGAATCAAAGCGATCGATGCCGCGAAGCAGTTGAACTTGGAATTTATGCGAGGCGCCGACCTGATCGGCGCGGTGATGGGCAGCACGTCCGAATCGTTCGCAGGTTTCTTGGACACCTACGAGCGCGACGTGCTGCCACCACGGGAGCTGGCAAAAGGAACATTGGGCTTGTACGCCGTGCACTTCCGCCGCTTCCGGAAACAATTCGAAGGCAAAGCGGTCGACCAAATCACGATCCGCATGATCGCGGAGATGCTGGACGCTCTCACGCCTCGCACTGCCAACCAGTGCCGTGCCCTGCTGGTCGACATCTTCAACCACGCAGCAGCCAAGGGCCTTTGCCCGGACAACCCGGCGGGCAGCACCATCAACCGAATTGAAAAGAAGCAACGCAAGCGGCACACGGTCGAAGGCCTGAAAGCCATCAGGGAAAAGTCGCCGTTCTGGCTGCAGAACGCGATTGACCTCGCACTGATCACTGCGCAGCGCCGGACGGACATCTTGAATATGAGGTTCGATGGTGTTCGGGAAGGTTTTTTGTATGTGGTGCAGCAGAAGACGGCCAAAGCCAGCGACGCGGCGTGGATCCGGTTCAAAGTGACCGAAGAACTTCAGGCGGTGATCAGCCGGTGCCGGGATGACATCGTCTCGCCCTACCTGATTCACCGCCGGCCAGACCGAAAAAAGCAGAAGCAGGCGCAGACGAAAGACCACTGGACTCAGGTCGAAGAACGATATTTGACGCGAGCCTTCAAAGAGGCCCGGGAAGCGGCGGGTTGTTACAAGGGATGGAAAGAAGAGGAAATGCCAGGCTTCCACGAAGTGCGGGCGCTATCGTTGCACCTGTATCAGAAAGCCGGGAAGGACGGTCAAAAGATCGCCGGCCACGCTAGCGAAACCATGACCAAAAACTACCAGAAGGATCACGCGGATATCGTCTGGTCGGAGGCAACTCCAGACCTGAATATCAGCGAAATCACCGGGTAGTTTTGCGCAAGTTTTGCGCGAGTTTTGCGCAGACACAAAAAAGCCGATCTAGATAATCGGCTTAAGTGTCTGATTTTACTCAGGAATAATGGTCGGGACGGAGTGATTCGAACACTCGACCCCTAGCACCCCATGCTTGATAATGGGCATTAACCCCAGCATTTGTTGAGTCTTCCACTGGCGCTCGCTGCAAACGGTGCCTAACCGAGATCAACTAAAAATAGCGAATCTCCGAAAAAGTCCCCACGCCTTTTTGGCGCCCTCATGGCTTTCTGCCAAATCACTATTCTCCTGCTACGCTGGGTTCTTCCATGGAGGATACCCAATGCCTAATTCTGATTTGCTCCCATCCCTACTTTTCAAAATTAACGAAAACCAACTCGCACTTGAAGCGGCGATCATGGAGCTGACCCTCTGGGTGGAGCAGCGTGGCTCCGCCGATGTGGCCGAAAATGTGCGTGGCGCGCTTTGGGCTATCGATAAAAATGAGGAATTTATCAAGATGACGCTGGCAGTTTTGATGGCGCCTGAATGACCGCTTTCGGCCAATAGCGGACTTTCGACTTATTTCACCTCAACGAGACCTGATCTTCAGTGAGGCTTATAATAAGTTCCACACATCTATCTGGATCAGGAACGATGTCATGAATGAGGATTGCGAAAAATCTTCGCCTCTGTCTGAGTCGGTAATCGTCGTTGAGGATGACCCAATACTTCTCGGTCTGATGGTAGATATTTTGTCCGAAATAGGTTTGCGCTCGCAGGCCTTTGATAGCGCTGATGGTGCTTTAATGCATATGCTCGGCACACTGCACACGTATCCGCTGGTGATCGCGGATCACGGTTTGCCTGGCAAGCTCAAAGGTGCGGATTTTATCGCGGTAGTAAGGGCGAGATGGCCCAGCACTGCCACGATTCTCACCTCTGGCTACTCGCTGGATCCTGTCATCGTGCCGCCCTCTACAACGTACTTGGAAAAGCCGTGGGCGATGGACGAACTGGTGACAGCGGTGGCAAATTCACTTCATACCGATCCCCCCACTTCGTAAGATGTGAGTACGTCTGTGCCATACCTTTTCCTTAGGTTTTAACTCCCTAAGTATCCTTTCTCAAAAATCGGTGTGGGCGGTTACAGCCCTCGGCCGGAGAAGACGCCGGCAACCTCGTCAGCAGAGCTGGCGTGATCAATTGCAATCGGGGGGCCTCGATGGCCAGCGCACACAAGTAATCAGCACCGATCTTCGACCAAGAGCTTTTTAACTTCGGCAACAATCAGGTCTATGTTGAATGGTTTCGCCAGCACTGCATCAAACAAATCAGATCGCTGCATGCCTATGTGGGCTTGAGCGCCGCTCATTAGGATGATCGGCAAATGCTTGACGGATGGAAGGGCTCGGACGGCTGTTGCGAATTCCAAGCCGTCCATCACCGGCATCATAAAGTCAGTAATGATCAGGGCTGGCCGCTCTCTATCTAGCACTTCGAGCCCCTTTTGACCGTTACTAGCCGTCACCACCATGAACCCCTCATCCTCCAGCGCAAAGCTGAGAATGTCAGCGATCAAATACTCGTCGTCGACGACCAGGATGGTGGTCATGTTAAATTCAACCCGCACGAAGGCTTAAGATTGTGAACCGGGCGATTTCTCAGTCGGGACTGAAGGTTCATGTCTTGAAGCCTTTTTCAGGAAAACATCTTGATCACGAATGACGACCTCAAAACGCGAAGGGTCGTAAGAGCTGTCTCGTACTTTAAGAATGGAAAGCGTCCTGCTTAGTTCAGAGTGATTCTCATAGAATCGCATCAGCATCAGGTTGTCGACGATGCTGGACAGGTCAGAGTTCGGTGCGCTGACCTCTGAACCAAACAGATCACGCATTTCCCAAGATGCAAATACCGTAACGCCTCTGGATCGCAGCTCGTTCATAAGAGCACTGAAGAAGTCAGTAATCCGCGTTGGATTTGTCGTGACTCGCGTCATGCCGCTTAGGCTATCGATGAACAAACGCTTGATGCCCTTCTCTTCGACGATACTCAACAGCCGTGCACCCAGCCCATCCAAAAGCCCCTCTGTGGTGGGCTGCCAGGCAATGCTCAACGCGCCGCTATCTTCCATGCCCTTGATATCGATACCCAGTGATTGGCCTTTGAGCCTCAGCCGTTGTGGGCTTTCGTAGAAGCCAAAATGTAGGCCCGGAGCTTCCACAGTCGACTCGGCCAGGAACTTGAGGCCCAGCGTCGTTTTACCAATCCCGGAGGGGCCTATGACCAGAGAAACACTGGAACTGTGCAGGCCACCGCCTAATATGCCGTCGAGTGACTCAATGCCACTGGCGATGCGCGTCATATCGGCGCTATCGGGAGAAGACGGGTGGCTGTAGAGACTTTCGAGTCGCGGGTAAACCACCAAGCCCTTGTCGGTAATTTCACACTCGTGAAGACCGGTCATGGCTCCGCTGCCGCGAGTTTTACGTAGCTGAATTCGACGTACTGAGCGAGTGCCATATAGCTCTTCGCCCATTTCGATGACGCCATCAACCATGGTGTGCTCAGGACTGCCGTCGTCGAGGCGGGAGCTGGTAAGAAACAGCACCGTGCAACCAGCAAATGCGGCATGCCCTTGAAGTTCAGAGATGAATTTCTTGGTGTCGATGTGTGAATCAGCTTTTGAGCGCGCATTAAGCAAACCGTCCACAACCATAACAGTGGCTTTCTGACGGCTTATCTCGCGTCGAAGCAGCCTTACTACCTCGTCCAGGCCTTCGTTTTCCAGAGTGTCAAATGCGCTGACGAATTGGATTTCAGCACCGACCTTGGAAGAGTCGAAAAAGCTCAGAGTAGAAAGGAACTGAAAGAGACGGTCGTGCGATTCGGCCAACAGCGTGGCGACCAGAACCCGGCCCCCATTCCTCGCATGATGGAACCCAAGCTGGTTCGCTAGGATCGTTTTTCCAGACCCTGGGCGCCCTTGGATTATGTATGAAGAGCCAGCTACCAGTCCGCCCTTGAGCAGAGCGTCGAGCCCTTCGATTCCACTTTCGAGGCGTTTAAGCTTTTCCACAATGCGACCCTGATCTGAAAAACAGGCTGTTTAAGCCGAGTGGACGGAATGCTAACGCCAATTCTGCTTCAGAGCCATTCTGGTTGAGTATAAACGTGGAGCGATATCACACTCTGTTGTCATAAAAGCTGCCCGCGAGCGGCTGCTTTTGGCCGATTGCTGACTTTCACTACAGCTCGTCGCCTCACCCTCGCTCACCGGCTGCGCCTCGATTACTGTATATCCAAACAGTACAAGCAAGGCACACCCGTGGATCCCCTCTATATAGAAGACACCGACGATTGGCTCGGTTGCCCGACTCCGCTCGAAACCTGCCAGCATCAGCTCAGGATGTATGAAAACGAGTTTGAGGAGCTGACGCTACAGCTGCGTCAGATGCGAGAGCGGATTTTCACGTTGGTTCAAATGAACGACCAACTGGCCGCTGAAAAAAACAAGGCCGCTGCCGATCTGCAAAAAGCCGCCGACAACGTCGCCCGCTTGCAAGACGAACGATCGGAATTGCTCCGCAAGGTGAACAGCATGTTGCTGGTATCGAAGCAGCGGGATCATCTTCATCAAGAAAATCAGCGCCTCCTTATGGAGAAGCGAGAGCGGGAAAGCCGATAGAGCCGGATCCGGAAATTACGGCACATCCTTAAAGAAGACGTGTCCGCCCAGCTTAAGTGTCTGCTTCGCCTTCACCGACCAGCCCGGCGCCTTGATGCTGGAAGCGTAATAGTGCGTGGCGCCGCCGGTGGGATCGGCTACCTTGCCGTCGATCACCTGGTCAGCGGCGATCCGGCATTGCGCCAGCTCGCGAAACGGGATTTGCTTCACACCGATCAGGAACTGATAATTCGGGTCGGTCTTGTTCCAGCAACTGAACTGATACGGTTTCTGGCACACGCCCGCATACCCCTCCCCCCACCACGACTTCTCCTTTCCATCGAACACGCGGTTTCGAACTGTCCACGCCACGGCGATCTGGCCAGCCAGACTTTCACCACGCGCCTCACCCCACAGCGTGCGGGCAAGGACGTCACGATCTTTCTCGGTAGCACTCATCACTTTTCTCCAGGCGAAAAAAAACCCGCCGGAGCGGGTTAAGAATGTTTCTAATTGGTTAGGCAGGAACTGTAATCGGCGGTCGAATGCGCTTCTGAATCGAATGACGAAACTTTTCAATAGGAGCTTCAATTGCGTAGTGCAAGACTGCTCCACCGACAATCGCACAGACAATACCGATTGCCATCCAAAGCAAGCTGTCGGGGTGGGCAGTGCCGAACGTTATGTAAAAGTACCAATGAATGAGGTAAATCGAAAAACTCCAAGCACCAATCTTCTTCATCATTGATGATTTCATGATGGATCCGATCACTCCTTCGCCATCGGCAAGCGCCAGAATAAACACACCCCACAACACGCTCAAATACACGAACTTGTTTTGCAGCCATTTATCCATTGGCATATCAAGCAACAGATATCGCATGATCGGACTAGAGAGAACCATGCATCCAATAACAAATACCGCCAGTGCCGTTGCAATTCGTCCAGATATGTACTTCCGGTAGAAATCCATCGACACCGCGCAGTAGCAACCTATTGTGAAACACGACAAGTAGAAATGCGTTGATATGCTGCTTTCAGGTGTTTCCCAGTAAGGCCACGCCCATTGCTGGATGCCGATCAGAGCCGCTGTGGCTAGTGCAGCACCTGCCTGCCCGCCGCCACGCTTCGCAGCGACGAGAAGAAAGGCAAATACGGGGAGAGCCAAGTAAAACTTAAACTCAACGGGTATCGTCCATAGGTGGGCGTAACCTTGCGTCAAAAGCAACGCCCCCTTCAAGTCTTGAACAGTATTGATCTTTGCTGTTCCGAAAATGTAATACAGGATAGCAACTATCGAGAAAAGCGGAATAATTCGTAAGAACCTGCCAAGCGCGTAAGAGAACAATTGATATGGAGAAAACCCAGAAGATTCAAACTTGCTTGTAAGCAGAAATGCACTCAGGACAAAGAACAGCCAAACGCCAATTTTTCCAGTCCCCGCGAGCGGCATATACGTTTCACTAAAAAAAATTGCAGATGCGTGGACAAACACCACGATCAGGCACGCAAAGCCCCTGATTCCGTCCGCCCCTGAATACCTGGTGTTTTTTTCCATGCCGCCCCCTCTGATGAAGCGGGCATTTAATCACTGCCGTCTGCCTATACAAAGCTGAATTTCTCAATCTGGCGGGACTGACCATTGAATATCTGCCGGCCCCTAGCAGCTCTTGATGCGCACTGCGTTTATGCGGGGCGGACTGGTCGGAAGGCCTGATCCGGATAATGCTCGGCCCCCTCTTTCCATGCCCTGACCATTGTTCTGTAGTCGCGCCAATGCCGTTCGGTACCTGGCAGTGCACTAGGATCACTGTCCTCGATGGCGATCAACTGGTCAGCGATGAAGTCCATCTCGCTGGCTTTCCATGCATCTTCGGCAGAGATCAACTGGCCAATAGATTGGGGAGGCGCCACATATTCGGCGATCTCGCCAAAATCGCCGTCAATGGATCGCTGAAATAGCTCCCGGCCGTAGTCCTCCACGTCATAGGGAGTCGCGGTAAAGCTCACCTCCTCGGTGAGCCACTCAAACGTTGCCATCAGGTTGACGATGGTGCGCTCGGCATTCCCCCACGCCGGTGAATGGGCATTGAGATAAGTCATCAGGAAATCCTCTGGAAAAGTGTTCGTCCGCCGGCCACGGTATCGCCCATACAACGCCATGTCCCCGGGGGGCTAAGTGAGCCTTGCCCAATGGCAAAGCCATAGTAAAGAGTCCAACCTGCCACAGTGGCGCCGGGTGTTGCGGCATTGCTGGAGAAGCAGAACGCATACGATCCAACACCACCGATGCCAATGGCAGCGATCTTGGCGGCGGCGATTGCGTCGTTCCACGCTGTGCTGCCATTGATACGAAAATCATTTGCGGTTGCTACGAGTGCATCCAAGGTGCCCGACGCTGAGTTAATCAGCCGAACGTTGTAATCGGTGATCGTGTTGTTGAAATGGAAGTCGATGAAAGGAAGGGCTGCCGTTATCTCAATGGAGCCAATCGCGAGCGATGCAGTAGGGCCCAATCCAATACCCGCCCGAGCATCGGCAGGCGTCTTGCCGCCTGTGCCACCCTGCTCCACACTCAAGCAGGTTGTCCCGGTCGGATACAGGCAGAAGTAGTCGTCAGGTGCCCAGACACCTGCGTTTTTGCGGCGCAGTGCGACCATCGACGATGTGCGGTTAACGATGATCTGGCTTTGGTGATTGGCCGTCCAAGTCATCGCAATGCCACTCGAGCCTGCAGCGAAAGGCACCGTGGTGCTTCCGAGAGCCCAAGGAATATTCGACGCGCCGGTGTTGATGCCGAATTTCTGGCTTACCGCGATCGCGTTTAAATCAGTAGGGTTGTCGGCTGATACTGAACCCCAGCCCCAGGCGCCGTTGAGCATCGCCCTACCTGCGGTTGGATCGATGACGCTGGTTTGAATATCGACGGCGGACGCGGTCCCCATTGCGGCGAGCTTTGTTCCAAATTGGTTGTATAGGTTGTTGAACGCGTCTGTCAGAGTTTTCGGATAACCCTGCACAGGCGTGATCGCGTAGCTTCCAGTCGTAGTAGCGCCGCGATAGGGCGGCGATATCGACATGGCAGTGTCGCTGGCGATGTTGGTGACTTCGTACCATCCACCGTCCGGGCCGCGAAAGGCATCACCGACCCGACTGTTTGCGATGAAAGCGGTACCCGTACCGATCACCGCATTGGAATTTAGGGTGACAGCGACCGTTCCCGTTTTGTACCAGGGCATGGCGACATCCTTTAAAAGAGGCTAAGCGGCTTGTTTGGCAAACATTGCCGGCAGGAAAAAAGCGGTTGGATTGGAAGCTGCGACAGTAATGGCGTAGAGCTTGGCGTTGGGGAAGTCCCACCAGCAGGCCAGGCTTCTCGGAATCCCGCTGCCCGAAGTCATCGGCATGCCAAAGCTGTTCAGCAGCATGAATTCGTTTTGTGGAAAATCGAAAGGAACCGAGTAGAAGATCCGGGTTAGGCCCTGATCGTCGGTGTCATAGGTGACGTACGTCCAGCTTTGAAAAGATCTGGTGAAGCTTGCGTTTGGAGTACCCGAATCGAAAAGCAACTTCCCAGCACCGTCCCACAGACGCATCCCATACTGCGCAACCGCTTGCGCCGCGAACGCGGCCACAAAATACCTACCATTGGGTTGCGCTGTTTTTACGTTGTAGGCCCTGACATAGAACCCCGTCCAATTACCTGCCGATCCAATGAGTCGCATCTGACACAGTCCCGCAACTGCATTCACCGTGTCAGGGCGAACAAACACGAGCGGAGGCTCCTGAGACGTAACCGGCCGTGCGAAATATGTCGTCGATCCCAGACCACTCTCCTCTGTTGGGGCAAAGCGGCCAGACGAGATAACCATCAGCCGGGAAAATTCAGAGTCGAGGATGACGACATTGCTGTTGTTGGTGAACTGAACTCCATAGGCCATCAGCTCCACCTCATCACAATCAGCCTCATCGTTCCCCATGAGGTGTTGCTGGCAGCAAACGTTCGAGTGTGGTTATAAACGCGCACCACACCATTGAGCATTTCGGTCTCGAACTGCATCTGGTCGCTGCCATAAGCGCCGTTGGGTATTACAAAGGCCGTTCCATTGCCGGGGCCGACGCCAGGTACTGCAAAATCCTGACTCCCCTTCGGCGAACCTACTGCGAATGTTACCAATGTCGAAAGTGCGGCGCGGATTGTGAAAGAGTTTTCGTCGACCTGGAGCGCGCCGTCGCCGCCCCAGATCCGCATGCCGTAAGCCATTTATCACCCCAAATAGCCGAGTCGAACGCGCAGCACATTGTTTGCGTCGTAGACCGAAACGTTGAGAGAGTTGATCACCAGTCGACCTTGGCCAGGAACGACGCCGTTTATCTCAAGCGTTCCGTCCTTGTTCAGGATCCAGCCTTGCTGCCCGGCGATGTAGTTAGTTGAGCTGATGTAGTTACCGATCTTGGCGTTTGTAATGGCTCCATCCATGATGAACGCCGAGTTCATGAACACTTGCCCCCCTTGCACCGCAAATGGAACCGCAATAGCGCCACCGGCGATGGTGTTGACGATCGCGAATCGATCCGCGCTAACCAAGAACTGGCTTTGCAGACCTGCTCCCGTGTTTTCGATGCCAAGCCCGATTCCCGCCGCGACGTACTGACCGTTCGCAGTGACCTGCATCTTCACCGACCACATGGTGCTGAGCTTGCCGGCGGTGTCCGCGTAGGCCGTGGCAGTCTGCTGAATGGCGGCGCTGTTCTGCTGAATGGCGCTTCCTTGCTGCTGAATCGCATCCCCATTCTGTTTGATTTCCGTTCCGTTTTGCCCAACCGTAACGCTCAGTTGGCTGATTTGAGTTGCGGTCGCTGAGTTCGCGGTGACTACCACCCGCTCCAACTCCGTAATATTCGCCGCATTAACCCCCAGATTGGCGTCCAGAGTTATCAAACGTTGCGCTGATGCCTCATCTGCCGATGCCCGAACCTTCGATTCCTGAGCGATGCTCGCGGTACTCGTCCATCCCCTCAATGCATCGGCCATTCCACCCTCGACATCGTCGTCTCGCGACGATGCTCGAAGCGCCTCAAACGCGGTTGCCTGCGCGGACACCACACCATCCAGCTCCGTAATTTCGGCGGTATTGGTAGCGACCTGCTGGGCAAGTCCGTTTGCCGTCTCAACGGTCTGGCCAACGTCCAGCCAATAGAGCGGATTCGGCGGTGGCGTATTGGCCGGTACCGGGCCGGTCGCCTGATAGATGCGCTTGCCCTGAATGACCAGGTCGTACTCAACGTAGGTCGCATCCGGGTCGTAACCCTTCAGCCCGTCGAGTGCATCGATCTGCGCCTGCAATCCCGGGATCTTTTCGATCTCGGCCAGTAAGTCCTCACCGAGTTCTGTCTCGGTAATCTGACCCTTGATCATTTCCAGAATGTCACTGGCGTTCGAGCTGGACTGGCCCTGCACTCCCAAGCCAATCGGATACCACGGCCCGATGTTTCCGATCTTGTCGACGATGCGACCCCAGAAGTACAAGGTCACGCCGCCAGCCAAGCCGAGCATCGAGAAATCGCTTTGCGGATAGGACAAGTCCGTCAGTTTGGTCGCTGCCTCCAGGTTGGTTGTCGGCCCGTACCAGATTTCCGTCCGCTGGCTGTCTTCAGCGCCAGCTGGGAAGCCCCACTTCAGATAGATGCCGAACAGCAATGGCGTGGCCGTCAGGTAGCTGAGCGCAGGCGGGAGTCCGTTCTTCCCTTTCAGGTTGGTCAGAATCGAGTTGCGCCACTGCGACGAGATATCGTAAGCGCTGACAGCGCGCACGCGAGCAACGTAGGCGCCGGCATATATACCGACCACGTCGACATTCGTCATACCGGTGCGCTGCACCTTGATCCAGTTGCCGCTGTCCTTGCGCCACTCCACGTCGTAGCCGACCGCGCCATCAACAGCGGGCCAACTGATGGTCATGGTGGCCACGGCCAGACCTTGAACGACCGACGACGTCGACGCGAGAGCAACGCTGGCCGGCGCCGGTACCACGGTGATCGGAATGACGCTGATCGGGCGTTCCTCCAGCCGCGCGCCCGTGTCGATGTAAGCGAATTTGCTCGGCTCGAACTGCAGCGCGCTGATCTCGAAATCGCCCTCGGTTGTGCGCTTGGTGCGCAGCACCCGGTACAGCGGGATCGCCAGATCGTCTGCGTCCAACGCCCATTGCAGCTGTGCGATCGGTGGTTCGCTGTATGCGACAGTCAACGTCACTGCGCGGCCGTTTACGCTATGCACGGTGCGGCCTTCGGCGCGGCCGCCAGGCAGGTTGATGATCAGACGATCACCGGCCTTGGCCTGGGTGTCGCGATCAAGCGTAATTACCCGGCCGGCCGCCTTAGAGATTCGGCCGCCGACTTCACGCCCCGCGAGCAGTGAATCGGCCACAGGGATGATGTGTCCAGGCAGCGGGATGACGCCTTCCATACCGGTCTTGAACGAGACGGTGCGGTCTTGGTTGTTGCTGAGGATTGCCCACTTGCCGCGACGCTGCGCCTCGGACGCGCGTGTGCAACCAATGGCGCTCAGCTCGGTAGGTCGATCACCATAGCGACGTTGCAGATCCAGATCGGCAAACGGAATGACGTCGGTGTCGTAGTTGTTCGCGGGGTTGTCGTAGCTGACCAGAGCTCGGGTGTAACGGGTTTTCGCCGAGGCGCTGCCGTAGGAGAACTTGCCGTCGATGACGTTCGAGCGGGTGAAGACGTAATCGATGTCCTGCGCGCGCGGCATGTCGGCTTGCATCACCAGTTGACCTTGAGCCCAATAGGTCATGCCTCGGTAGATCGCCGAGATGTCACGCAGCAGCGACCAAGCATCAGCCTTGCCTTGCAGGTTCATGTCGCAAAGGAAACGCGGCTCGGTACCGCCAAGTCCGTTCGGCACCAACTGATCGCAGTACTGCGCGATCCGGTACAACTCCCACTTGTCGACCATGAACGGCTTGATGCGTTTGCCCAAACCGAAACGGTCTTCAGTGCACACCCCGTAGGTGATCCACGCGGCGTTATTCGTCCACGCCGACTTCATCGAGCCGTCCCATGTGCCGGTGTACGTGCGCTGCACGGGATCGTAATTGCTAGGCACCATCCAACGGCGTGCCTTGCACTTCACGGTCACGGCCGGGATGTTGGTGAACTGTTCGGCGTCGAACTCGATGTAAAGCAGCGCGGTGTTCGGGTACCGCAGCTTGGCGTCGATCACCTCGGTATAACCGGCCACCAGCATGGTGTCAGCGATCTTGTTGCTGTTCTGGTTCGGCGTCAGGCGGCGCACTCGGATCTGCCAGCCCGTGGTTGCTTCGGGCAAATCGATACGGCGCGATCGCTCGTAGCGCGTGGTGGTCTTGCCGTCGACCGCGTCCACCAGCACCTGCTGATAGGCGCCGCCATCGGTGGCCACGTCGATTGCATACTCGATGCGGTACCCGCCAACATTGCCTTCGTCATCTGCCCGTTGCAGCGCCGGCCATGCCAAACGCATGCGCACCGCCGACAATTGTGTGTTGCTGATGGATCGCACCCACGGCGAATCGCTGCGGAGTTCGATGTTCAGCGATGTCTCGTTCTCCACGGACGGAATGCCCGGGATGTAAGTTTGATCCACGGAGCCCGCGCGCCAGTCCCATTTCACATTGGGGAAGTTGTAGTTGCCGCTGGCATCGCGGATCGGCGTGTTGTCCAGGTAGATGTCGTAGTCGGTCGGGATCTCGTCGAACTCACCCTCACCCACCGCGATCAGCAGCTTCGCCAAGTTGGTCGAGCGCAGGCTGTCGCTGGCTTCGACCGGAGATTTCGGCTTGCTGCTACCGCCCTTCTCGCCGTGGATCTCGATCTGTTCTGCTGCGCCCATGCTTTCCTCCAGGCATAAAAAAACCGCCTCTCGGGCGGCTGTCGTGCTGCTGTCTGCTTACACCTTGTCTTCGGCCATGATCGAGGCCGAGATGATCATTCCACCCCACCGGCGTTCGCCGATGCAGATTGGTACCGGGTTACCGCTGGCCGTTGTGTTCTTGGCGCTGCCGAAGGCGTAGGACGGCGCGTTTTCTGGGGAGGCGCTTTGCGACAACCCTTTTGCTTGGGGGCTGAGCATTTGGATAACGCCGCCGGCGGTCGAGGCGATACCTGCGGCATACAGCGCGGATACCGCTGGCCCGGAAAACGCACCGAACGGGTTGAAGTAAGCAAGAGCGATCAGTACGGCCCCAACCACTGTTTGCAGTACCCCGGCTCTCTTGCTGCCCGAGATCACCGGAACAATCTTCAAAATCCTCGTGCCGGATAAGCCGAGCTCGCTGAGTCCTGCGTTTTTGCCGTTTCGATAAATTGCAAAGCGCATCCCAAGTCGATCAAGCCTTTTGATTTCCTCCTGGAATCCCGCAAGGATGACGCTGAGCGCTCTGAAGACCTCTGTCGCTTGGCCTGAATCCAGCAGCAAGTGATGGACTTCACCAAATTTGCTCGCGAGCTGCCTCGTTAGGAGAACCCGAGTTCTGGGTGTGTAATGCGCAACTGTGGCCGCCATGCTGTACTCCGGGCAATAAAAAACCGCCCTTGGGCGGCTTGAAAAAAAATGGTCACTATCGGGAGCAATTCCTAACTACATCGGTAACGCTCGAGGATGGATCCTGCCAGGTTCGAAAGAAGTGGTAAGCAACTGCAGACCCGCTCGGAGTCGGTGTTACGTCAGCGACATGCCAAGGTGATTCTGGGTTCGGTGCGATGACCGAATATTTTTCACCGGAAGTCTGCAAGACCCCTCCTACGCTACCGCCGATCAACGAGGTGCCTTGCCAACCATCACGGATGCATTCGGCCACATGTTTCGCGGACTGACTTGAAGACATCTTCACGATGGGGGGATTATTCCGAATGTCGTTCGTGGTTGCGCACGCCGCCAACAGCGCTACCGCCAGTGTCCCTATGAAAATCCGCATGTTTACTCCTTAAAGTTGGCGCTGAAGGTGAAAAAATAGAACGAGATCTTCTCGTTTTCAAAATCCCTCAGTTCGTACCGGATCCTGTCCAGACCGTCATCGATGCGAGTCACGACGACGTCCATGAATTGGGTTAGCCCGCCACCGAAGCCGCTTAGCTTTAGTGCGCTCACGTCATGAAAAACAGCCGTGACACCCTCGGCTTCTGGATCATCGGCGGAAGACATGGTCAGCGTGAGGTTGAATTTGAAATCCACCATTTCGAGCTGCATCGAAGCAACGCAGTTGTTCTCGAAAAAAAGCTCGTTGAGGCGAGACAGTTCCATTTACAACCTCGAGGACAAATTAGGTGGTGCACTCACCGCAGCCAACGCTCCTACGATCAATTTCATGCAGGTCACTCCTCCGGGAAAGCTGCAAGATTACACCGGAACGACGCTGTACGAATCCCCAGTAACGCCCCGCCCAGATTCAGGAGTAGCGTTTGGCCTTCATCACAGCCAAGGTGCGGTCATGTCTACAAGAACCCCCGCGAAAAATCTCCCGGCTGATCCAAACAACTTTGGCTCAGTATTTGGCTGGGCTGTGGTCGAAAAGTCACCGTGGAGGTTCATCGACATTTACGCCTCCCAAGATATAGCCGAGGCGGAAGCCAAGGCTCGCGGCCCGCGCTTCAGCATTGAATATGGGTCTCACCGCTTAGGCACAAGCTACTTTATCGGGGCGCTTACGCCTCCGCCGGCATCAGCCAAAAAATGAAGTGAAGAATTCCCCAGTCCTTTGCCTGCAAGCCCAAGGACTGAGATTGCACCAATTTCGGCGCGTCAATGACCTGGAGGTCAAATGGAACAGTTTTCCCCTTTCGAGCAAGGCTTACTGATGGCGCTGGTTTCAATATCTGCGACCATTCGAGCAACACCTGGTTTCGATGGCGAAGCACTCACCAAAGCCGCTCAATACTTCACTGATAATCCTGCGCAAGGCTGCGAGAGCGGAGCTGCGAAAACAGCTTACGAATGGCCGCTGAACATTCTGAAAACAGACTTGGCACAACTTCAGCAGATGCTCAACGCGGACAAGACCCGCAATTAAGTTCTAATTTACCGCTCTTGGTCAGCCGCCAGACCGGTTCGCCGCTGGCGGTTTTTGCTGCTGACTCGATTACGCTTTCCATCGTTAACTCCAACGGCTGCGCCGCTTCATGTGATTGGTTGTGAGTCTTTGTGTCTGAGAATCAGGCGTGTCCGATCGAGCCAAGGCCCGCCGAAAACGATGACCTCCGATGGCCGGCCGTAGAGGTGGTGCAGCAGGAACGGGCCGGGGCCGAATGTCGATGCGTCCTCGCCCGGTAACGCCGGATCGGCGCCGAGGAAAATCCCGGCATGGTTCGGGTAAACCGTCCGCCCCACTTCCATCACAATCATGTCACCGCGTTGTGGCTGATCGACCCGGTAGAACCCGGCGGCCTCGTAGTTCGCCTCGTACAGGCTGGCGTTGTCCTTGCTCTCCCACCAGCCATCGGCGCGCTTGAAGGTTTCGAATTCCAGCCCCCACTCGCGCTTGTACCAATCGGCGCAGACCTGCCAGCAATCCCAGGCGCCGTGCACGAACGGTCGCTTCAACAGCGGAACGTCTCCGGACGGCATCACCGTTCGCAGATCACCCTCGGGCCAGCTGAGGATGTGCCACGGCATAGCCGTCGCCTCACACATGGCGAGATCGCGCGGTGAAGGGCGGCTGGAAGCGTCAGGATGCGAGTGCACGACGCCGATCACCTCGCCGACGTCTTCGGCTGCGGCGTATTGCTCGGGGTCAATCCGGAACTCTTCGCTCGGCTCGGTCGAGACATTGTTGCAGGGAAAGTATTGCTGCTTGCGCCCGATCGCCAGCAGCAGCCCGCAGCACTCTTTTGGATACTCGGCGGCCGCATGTGCCTGGATCGCGTTCAATATGTGTTTGCGCATATCAGCTCCGTGCGATCAGGGAAACGGCCGGGAAGCCGCCGAAAGGCAGCGGGTTGCCCTCGCCGAAGCGCGGGATGCAGCCCTTGCCCAAAGTGGCGTCGCACTCGTCCAGCTCGGGGTTATCGGTAACGATTCCGTCCTTGGTCACGTATGGTCCGGTGTAGCCGCAGTTCGGCCCGCGATATCCGCCGGTGAGGCACCAATGGCAAAGGGTTGTGGCCTGACGCCCAATCGACTCGTTACCGACGTCGCCCGGGCTGGCCAGCTCCCAACTGACGTTTTCCCCGTCCTCGTTCGTTTTCTGGTCGATGTACCAGACCTCGATCGTCTCTTGGGTTGGGTCTGCTGTTGGATTGCCGGCCGGGAAGTTCGCCGCATCGAGGTAGCTGCCGAGCGTGTGCCGCATCGTCAGTTTGAACTCGAGCAGATCCTCGAACGCCAGACACAGCGCGGTGATGCGCCCGTTGACGTTGCCGACTGACAATGTGGGCCGTACCGCCGTACCGTCTCCATTCGCCTCGATGCCGTCAATCTGCATCGGCCAGGCGCTGTACTCGTTGCCCCGCCAGTAGATTGCTTTCGCCGGCAGTTGGTCAGCATCCGCGCCTGCGGCAATCAACTCAGCCGGGGTGTGCGGAATCGCGTGGCCGTGGAAGCGCAGAACATCTGCCCCATAGTCCGTGCCGTCCAATTCAAACAGCAGCACTTCGCTGCCAGGCTCGAGCACCTGGATATCACTAATCAGCGGCATGTTTGCCCCTATGGTTGGAATGCCCGCTCAAACGTGGCGGTGAGTTTGAAGACCCCGCCCCCCATTGGTGTGGGAGCGGGATTTTTGCAGGTGAACAGCCCGAGCTCGCCGAGCGGCGTCGTCCAGAGAAACGCCTTTGCGCCAGCGTGCCGGTCGAGGAACTTCATAATCTCCAGCACCTTGGCTTTCTGGCCGGTGCACGTAATCGGATAGGAGTCCTCTTTGTTGTTCGGGCCATCGCCGACATTCTGGGCGTAGCCATTCCCGAACTTCGAGGAGCGCACCCGATAATTGATGTCGGGTGTTTCCCCGCGCTCGGTTGGCCAGGTGAATTTCTCGATGGCCATCAGGCCCTCCCATTTGCGTTTCGGAAGCTGGTACCGCCCGCGCGCCAAGAATCAGCGACGGCTTTTTCGGCAACGGCCTGCATTTGCGATTGCAAATTTCTCGACAGCGCCTGCTGGTCGATCTGCATCCCTTCGGAGCCTCGATCCTGCGTCACCACCGTTACCGGTGCGCTGATGCTGATTGCAGTCCCAGAGCCACCGCCGGCCGCGAGAACACCCAGCTTGCCGCTGGAAGTCCGGGTCAGCGGCATGATCGCCTCCGGCCCCGCCTCACCCATGACGCCCGCCCGGCCGCCGGCCATGCCGAAGGCGGTCGGCGTGCTGACGATGCTGTTGGTGAAGGCGCCGCCGTTGGCGAACATCTGCACGCCCGACGACCAGGCACCACCGAGCGCCTGCGGGAAATAGCTGCTGGAGTAACCCGCCGAGGACGCCCCGAGGTTCGACGACGTCGCACCTGCTGATCCAGCCGCCAGCCCATTACCGCCACCACCGCCAGTGAAGTAACTGGTGGCAGCGCCGACGAGGCTGCTAAGCAACGCAGAACTGGCCTGACGGGTCGCGATCCGTGCCATGTCCGCCAGAATCGACTTGGTGAAATCCGCAAACGACAACTTCCCGGTCATGGCGAAGTTGACGACTGCGTCTTCCATCGAGCTGAAGGCGTTGCCGAACAGGGTCTTTGTCTGGCCGGCAATGTTGCTCGCCGAATCCAAGTAGTTGGCCCAGGCCGACGTTGCGCCTTTCGTCCAGTCCCCCTGCGCCGCCTCCACGTCCGCGTAGTTCTGGCGGATTTGGTCGGTGGCAGCCTTGTTCGCATCGGCGAGAGCCTGCGACTTACGGGCGAACTCCTCCTCCGACATGTTCCGCGACGGATCGGACTTCTGGTTTGCCAGTTCCAGCGACTGCTGCGCGAACCGATCCTGCTGGCTGTTCAACTCAGTGTTGAGCGCGTTCTGGCGATCGCCCTGACCGACACCGAGAACGGCTCGCTGTCCTGCCAGCTCCAGCGCTCTCTGCTGCTGAGCCAAGGCCTGAACGTAGGTAGTGATCGAACGCTCTTGTCGGGCGAGACGGCCGGTCTCGTTTGTGGCCAGAACCTCAAGCTGGCTGTCCGCCTCTTTCTGCGCCTTGACCATCCCGGCTCGCGCATCGGCAATCTTCTGGTCGAGCTGAACGCTTTGTGCGGCAGAGGTGGTCTTTTTCGTCTTCACAGCTTCCAGCGCGGCGATCTCCGCCTCGTAGGCTGCGGTCACCTCGTCGCGCTCGTTGCCGATTAGGGCTTCGCGCTTTAGGGCATAGTCGGCTTGGGAAACGAGCCCGGCCTTCTGCGCTGCGTCCAGTTCCTTCTGGGCGTTTTTGTATTCCGCGCTGATGGATGTGAGGTTGTTCTTCGCGTTGTTGAAACCAGTCAAATCAACCTGTGAGCCAGTCGCTTTCGAATCCTTGAACTGGTCATTGATGTTCGCGAGGTTCTTGTCGATCGCGGCCTGATCAAGACGTGGGTCGTTCGGCGCGACCTTGCGGATGTCTTCAAGCTGCCGCTTGTATTCCTTGATCGCGTTGGTGCGCTTCTGCTCGTTTGTCCATGCAGCCTTAGTGAGAGCATCAATTTTACCCATGGACGAAACAGCGTCACTTTGGGCTTTTGCCTGCTCCCCTTCCCACTTAGCGATGTCAGCCTCGGCGGCCTTCTGATCCTCAAGCATATTGAGACGGTTGGTGTAGAAATCGATCATCACCTGCTTGTTTTGGAACAGGCCAACATTCCCCGCCTGGGCCCCAGCCAGATCGCGGCGAGCCTGTTCAATATCAGCACCGATGTCCGATCGCCCGATATTCTTTAGCCCATCAGCAGCGCGCGCGACGGCGTTGTAACCTCGTTCCCAGAAACTCAGGTTTTCCAAAATCCTCGGCGTGCGCTCGTTGATCGCATCTGCAAGGGACTCGGTTGCAAGCTTCACAGCACCGGCATGATTACCCTGTGACTCCAGCGCAGCGATCTGCGAATAAACAGATGCCGTCAGATAGTGGTACTGCTCATTCAGAGCAGCAGACGCCTTCACCGGGTCGTCGGCGAGCTTCGAAAACTCCGCAACGGTCTCACTGACTGCCTTGCCTGTAGCCTCCTGCATAGACACGGCGGCTTGGGTAATTCCGACAAAGCTTTCGCCCGCGATCTTGCCGTTACCCGCGAGTAGCGCCAGAACCTCAGCGGCTTGCCCGGTCGAGCCGACTGTTGCGCTGACCTGGCGTGCCATATCCCCAAGCTGCCCAGCGCTCACGCCGGCGTAGTTGCCCGTCAGGATGAGCGATTTGTTGTAGCTGTCCTGCTCCTCACTCCCCTTGTAGAACGCATATCCGAGCGCGCCGACCGCAGCCGTGGCGAGCGCGAGAGGCCCCAGAATTGCGAGCAATCCCGCAGCGCCCTCACCCGCACCAGCACCCAACTGGGCAACCGCTCGAACACCACTCCCCCAGTCTCCAGAAGAAAGCGCATTCCCCAACTGCACGACGTTTTCCTGCGCCTGGCGGGAGCCGAGTCGCAGCTTGTCGAACCCAGTGGCTGTTTTGTTGAGCTTGTCGTAGTCCTTGTCGATTTTGCTAAGGGCTGAGTTGTATTGATCTTGGCTGATCCGGCCGGCATCCAGATGCTTGCCTAGCTGCTCAACTTGGGTGTCCAGTTTCGCCAGCGCAGCGCGGGCCGGGTCAATCGCACCCAGCAAGCTGTTCAGGGCCTTTTGCTCATCCATGGCTGACTTGGCAAGCGCCACCTGCTGCTTGTCGAGCTGCGCCGAGATCTTCGCAGCTTCAGCCTCGCCATAGGCGCCTGTCTTTGTAAGCTTCGCCAGCGCATCTCGCTGTTTCGCGAGATCCTGCGTGGTCTTGGCACTGGTAGAAAGCGACTTCTCCAGCGCCTGCATTTCATTCATCAGCGAAACGGCGGACTGCTCGGCCCGGCCACCGGCCTTTGCCATTTCATCAAGGCTGGTTTTGGCCTCGATTGCATCGGCCGACTCGATCTTGACGCCGAGTTCTGCAATGTTCATCGACTCACCTTGAATAAGTGCCCGTGATTACGGGCTGTTTTCCCTCTCCTCCGCCATGACGCGCAGGGCTTCGCCTTCCAGCACCTGCAGGTCAGGAAAGATTTCAGCGAGTTTCTTTTTCTTGATGCCGAGGAAGCCGGCGACGTCGCGGATGCAGTTGTAATCGAGGCCGATGGCGCCACCGGTGCCGACCCGCCACTGTGTGGACATTCGGTTGAACAGGAGGAAGGCAGGCCAGTTGCATGGCCAGACCTCGACATCGTCACCCGACATATCGGCAGCCGTCAGCCCGAGAATTGCCAACTGCTCAGCAGATGGCCCGCTTTCGTACAACGCTGCGGCTGCTGCCCTCAGTTTCCCAAGCGGGACTGATTGAATGCGCTCTGGTAGGCATTCACCACCGCTTCAGCGGTTCCCTGGCAGGACTTAACAAGGGCGAGGATGCTCTTGTCGTCGAACTTGTCATCGAAGCCCCAGCCCGCGACCAGATCCTTGATCTGCTGCACCTGATACTCGGTTTCGGCAGCAACGACATCCGACAATGTGGTGCCTTCCCCGAATCCCTCGCGCATTTCCTTCGCCTTCAGGTTCCATTCGTCGAACAGAGCGGCGAGTGCCGGGCGATCGCGATACTTGAATGTGAATTCGATTGCCTCGGGCTCACACCCAACGATGGGTATGTGCACGAGAGCCTTGAATGTGGGGTTCTGGGCGATCCTGATCTTTGCCATGGGAAATCCTTATGCGCCGGCCAGATAGCGAAGCGAACGAGCGGAAAGCCCGATGCTGATGGTTCGGGTCATGACGTTGTTGCGCTCCATGGTCGGATCAGGAGTGATGCTCACGTAACCCGGATAAAGAATCTGGTCGCCATTGCGCAACTTCATGCGCACGACGGCAAGCTCTTTGGTGTCGTCATAGCCTTCGACAGTCTCAACGTATTGAGCCGTTGGCTGATCCTCCACCACGATGGTGATCGTGGTTGGATTACGGTTGGTTGGAAACTGCTTGTCATCGTCGTCTTCCAGGTACCCGACTGTTTGGTATTGCTGCTCACCGCCAGAGGATGTGAAGGAAGTAACTTTCGAAATTTGCGTCCATCCGGAAACCGGAATCACGGAACCAGCTCCAGCACCGACGGTGAACTTGTCGATGTTGGTGGTATTGAGACCGGCCAACGCAAAAGCATCGGCGGTGATGCCGGAGGCCTTTACTGCGCGATCGTTGATCAGCGCCCAACCGGAGTTGATCAGCAGAACATCGCCGTTTTCGATGCTATGGCCTACAGAGGCCGCAACAGGTGGCTTCGCATTGGTCAAAGCAGTGAAAGCGACGGCGGATCCCATAACGCTGGCGATCTCCAGCACAGCGCCGTTAGGCAGCGGGAAGCGTGCGGCCATGGTGTATTTCCTCGTGAATGCCCGCCTGACGGCGGTAGGTTATGCCCCAGCGGGCGGTTGGTCTGCGACACCTGCATAGGCGAAGCTGGCCGGAACCGTGTAGGTCGCCGACTCAGTGATAGTTGGCCCTTGATCTACCGGCTCAGTGATGAGTCCATCGAACCCGTTGCGGGCTAGTGGCGTGTCAACTCGAAAGAGCTGTGTCAGCTCTTCAACAAGTGTTTCTGCGGTGGCCATGGCCTGGGCAGATGGACAGACGATGCTGATCTGATAGACGCCGGTGTACTCGTAGGCGTCTCCGCCGAGATAGCGACAGGTCGTGCTGGCAGGAAGCTGGAATGCCCGGAGATATGTTTCAGATGGACTCGGGGTGAATGGCTGATTCGGATAAACCACTCGAATTGGACGCGCAGCCGACCACGCGGCCAGCTTCGTTTCGATGGCCTGACGGGCTCGTGCGTGACTCATACCTGATTGTTCCTGATGGCCTCCTGCACGATCTGCTGGAAGCGAGCCACGGTTACCCGAACCATCCCGCCGGGTGCCTGCGTGGAATGGCCGAACTCCAACGGAATTGCGTAAGGCAGGTTGTTGATGATGTACGCGATCTGGCCGGCGGTGAAGTCGCTCATTGCGGCGACCAGCGCGGCAGTGGTTTCGGCGCCGCTCGGGTCTACCTCGTCGAAAGTGATGCTCTCGACCACGCCAAGGGAAATGTGCCAATTCGCACGGAACCGGCCGCCGACGTAGCCTTCCGGTGCGACGATGTCCATGCCGTCGTTGAGCTTGCGGCCTTTCTTGAGCCTGCCGCCTTTGGTCAGGTTGGCAGGGTCGCTGCGCAGCGCAGTGTTGTGTTCGTCGACAGCCTTGTTGTACTGGCTCGCGATAGAATTCTGCGCCCAGATCTCCGGGTTACCCACTGGAGACATGCGGATCAGGCTGCTGCCGACCTCAATGATGATCTCGCGCACACTGGCGTCGATGGCTTCGCTGGTCTGAGCGGCGAACTCGGCCAGGCTCAGGGCGAAGCTGCCGGATTGAGCGGCCATGTCATTTCCTCAGTTGAGCTGTCCACGTTGCGCCAGCAGGATCGGAAGACACGTTGATTACCCGCAGCCCGTTGACGACATCGCCAATGGCCGGGGCAGCCGGTACTGCCGTCGGCACACCGACTTCCGACACGAACAGTTCGTTTTGCAGCACCAGCAGCTTCTTGTCGGTCGTCTGGATCAAGGAGCCATCGATTTCTTTGGCAAGGAAGCTGCCAAATACTCCACGACCGCCGTAGGTGGTGGTCACTTCGGGCGCACCCCCTAGATCAGGGTCATACTCGCCCACAACCTTGCGCACACCTGCCACTGGTTTCACCGCATCGGCCAATCCATCAGGATCATCGAACGCCTCAGCCATTTCGGTCTGGATCTCTTCGCGCATGCCCATGATCAGATCCTTTTCAGCATCATTACGCCGGAGCGCTTGATCCAAGGCTCCAACAGCGCCAAGGCGAAGTTGACGCCCGCCGACTGATCGGTAGATCCGGCCACGTAGGTCTTGCTCACAGAGGTGCCGGACTGAGCCGATACGGTCTTACTCTGCACTTCCTTCTGCGTGGACGTGTACAGCTTGCCCGCCGCCGCCTCTTTTGCGACCTGAGCGCCGGCTGTTTTGATCTCGGTCGGAACCGGATCTGGAACAGCCCGCTTAATCTTGGTCGTGAGCCAGGCGTTGGCCATGGTCACGGCAAGGACTGGATCACCGGTGCCGGCCCAGCCAGAACCGAGCTGGGCGTCAACATCGGCGACGGTGATGAAGTCGGTCAT